TGCTAGCCTCCACGATTACTGGTGCGTTCAGAACATCTTCAAATTCAACAACAGTATGATTCTCAAGTTTGTAGTCGGTTATTCCTATGATTGGGAGTTCGTTCCTGTCTATAAGGTCTCCGTGTTCTGGAAGTGCAACTAGAGGACAGCCCTCGTGTCTTGTTCCATTCTTTCCGATTCTTTCATCACGCAAAATGGATTCGTAATCTTTGTATTCGTTCAGAAGATTGCAGATTCCCCAAAATCTACATCTTGAACAGTTCTTAGGCATCTCCATTCCCTTGATAAGTATGTCCATCTAGTCCTCCTTCAGTACACTCATATCGAAATCTGATTCAATGAACCGCTTGGCTAATTCGGGATTGATATTATTGCCAAGCCTTGCATAGATGTTCCACCAATCATCTTCAGTCAGTTCTTTGCCTAGAATCTTATTGCACCCCTGTCTGATGAACACATGATGTTTTTCATTATGCTTTTCGCTTTTATACGGCATAGATTTGCAGGCATCCCTTGAACACCATGACAATATCTTATGACTTAATCCATCATTACTGTCCACATCTGACAGGCTGAAAAAGACATTTCCCTTCTCTGATATAATTACCTCGTTGTTCTTATTAATATATGCATCAGGGAAAACATCAAACAATTTCTTGATGTAATCAGGTTGCTCCATCACTCGTCCTCCTTGAAAGGCTCAATCTTCTGCCATGCAATATTTTCACAGAACTTGAATTTACAAACCTTCTGCCAATTATTCGGTGAATTTTCAAAACAACCTTCCTCATGATTAGCCTTGAACAGGTAATCAGACAACCACCATCCGTCATAATAGAAACAGAGTGCGTAACAGTACTGATTGGCCTTGTCGATTTCCTCGACAGTCGGTGTGCCAGTATGCCAGTTGCTACTAGCCTTTTTCTCCCTTTCTGCTTTTGCCATTGCTTCTTCCTCTCCAATCCCATATGCGATTGAATAGGTTAGAATATCATTTAGTCCCAACATCATCTTTCTCCTTCACCTATGTTTAATAAATCCGATTATAGCAGCAGCAGGAATTATAATGGCAGTTACTACCGCAAGCACCTCCGCAACGAACATCGCATGAGGGTGGTCAATATCTTTGCCGTCTAATCCCTTCAATTCCTTTCCTCTGCACTCATAGTCAATTACTTGTTTAATAAGGCTTATTCCGAAAATAACAGAGAAAACCGCTAGTATAAATCTCATTTATTCCTCCTCCTTGAAAGGCTCTATCCTCTCGGCCCACGCTATGACATTCCAGTTATGACTCAGATGGAAGTCTCTATCCTCCCAATCCTCAGCATATTCAAAGTTGTTCGTGTACCACTGGCATCTGCACTCACAATCAACTGCCCACCATGTATCCGTGACGAATCTCTGACCATACTTATTTTCAATGGTCACCAGCACGCACTCGCAGTCAGGTGCATCGTTCCAGTCCTTGAATGTGTGCCAAATAGGGGAAATCTTCCCTTGATTTCCCTTGACTTCCGCTAATTTCAGTCTTCTTTCAACCTCTTCAAGAAGCTGTTTGTCATCTGCGAATATCATATATTCATACTCGTCATAGATAGCATTGGCACTATTTGACTGGCCTGTATGATTATTTTCCCATGCCATCTCAGCATTGCGGTACAGGGCCTTCATGATATCTTTGGTGGTCATATCACTCATATTCTCCTCCTTAATATATATGTATGCTTATACGAGTTTGACTATCTCGTAGTGTCTCCACGGCTGTACTGCCTTTATCTTGTCGATGTCACGCATGGCTGTGCTTGTATTGGCATACTCCTGTACTGCCGTATTGCCCTTGTTGTACTCGCCCTGTGAGATGAAGACAGGCATCTTGCCGTCCCATCCCTTCAGGATTTTCTTCGCATCCTTCCACTTGTATACCTTGATGATGTAAGTCATAAGCCAAGGCCCTTCTGATCCCTGTTGTTGAGGACGATGTCAATCTGCATTATCTTGGCTTTCTCGGCCTTGAGTCTCTTGATTGACTGCTCACGGCAGAGAATCAGTTCGTCATAGGTTGAAGGTCTCTTATACCCCTTAGACTTTGACGAAGAGATTATCAGCGTCTCAGGAGAATCGCTTCTGAGTCTCTGAATCTCCTCACGGATGGCCCTGTCGGAGAAGCCTGTCATCTGCACGAGCTCGTCTCTTGTAACGTAATGGTCAAATGGAATCAGGTCGATTATGTTCATGCTGCGCTCCTTATCTGTTTCTTGATTGTCATAAGTTTCATTTCCAAATCTGACTGTAATGCCTGAAGCTTGACTATCTGTCTCTCAATATCTCCTATCTGTCTGTAAGTCTCGGCAAATTTGACCAACAGATTATCGAAGCTCTCCTTATCCTGTGGTCCAGGCACTTCCATAATGATGTTAGGATTGAGTAGGGGATTCTCGACTGTTGTACGTTCTTCCATAAGTGGATCAGGCTTGTCTGTTGTATCCTTGTCGCAATCATCAGAATGGTTCATGTTAATCCCCTCAAGGCCTTCCTTCAGTTTCCTCACGGCATCAGCCTCTTCCTCAAGCTCCTGCTGGGTATGCTCCTCAACCTTGCCGTATTTCCTGTTGAACTTGTCAACCTGACTCTTGCCGTCCTTCAGGAACTGCATGTGTTCCCTTGTTCTCATGATACCATCATTGAGTTCTTCTACAGGGTATCCTGTAATCTTTGAGATTTCTCCGATTTTACTTTCAGCAGGAACACATTGGTCAAGAATCCACTTGTCGAATCCGAAACCGAATAAACTGCGTGTGTCCTTCCTCGTGAGTCCGTTCCTCTTCATCCATCTGCCAAGCATCTTGCCGAGAGTATCTCCCGTTGGAGCAGGACGGTCATTGACTCTCATAGCATTTGCCCTGGACTCGTTTATAGCGTCTGTTATGTCTTTCACTGAAATGCCTGTCTTGTCTGATATCTCAGGAATCCTGTTGTCTGTTGGGACTGACTTGTTGCTCATCCAGTTCCAGAAGGTTGTCTTGCCGAACCTCTCATATCCAACTGATGACTCAATGTTATTGTCATGCATCCATTTCTTCATGAGCTTGCTGAATGTCATAGTTTCTCCTCCTCTTACCTTGTAAGGTCATCCTCTTTGTGAGCGTCATACTCGTCATAATCAGAGCATCCGACAGAGAACTCATCGTCCTCTTCCTCGATATCGTTGTACCATGTGTCTATTGAGTAATATCTTGCCATATTCTCCTCCTCAGAAATTCTTCTCAGTCCAAAGGTCTTCAGCATCCTTGACCTTCTCTTCCAGTTCGTGAAACAGATCGTCATAGTAACGAGCTGACTTCTTCATAGTGGCTTTCACCCTGTCTTCAGTAGAGAGCTGGATGTAAGCCTCCTCGTCTCCTTTCCTTGCCATAGACATAAGCTCAAGCCTCTCTACACGCTTGTCCCCAATGAGACGGACTAGGTTGTATCTGTACATCGGAATGTTGCCGTTCATCAGAACGTTGCATACTGAACACTGAGGCCATATGTTGTCAGGCTCTGTCTCAGTGGCCACATCCTTTCGGGATATGTAATGACCGCCCTGTGTCTCACGAGAGCCGTATTCCAACGGCTTGCCACAGGAGATACACCAAATCTTTCCGTACTCATTGAGTACTCTAAGCTTGCATAGTTTCTGAGCAAGCGTAAGGCACTCCTGTCTTGTATGGAGTTTCTTCTTCTTTGGCTTCAGCGATGAACGCTGCTTAGGTTTCTTCTTCTCCATCATCTACCTCACCACGGAATATCGTCATCGGTGAAAGTCTCAGGCCCTTTGTCCTCTTTGCCGAATACCTGTTCCTTGTAAGCCTCAAGCTCCTCTCTTGTTGAGAACTGCTTGCCGTCCATCTCGTATGGCTTCCAGTCATCGTTGTCTGCCTTCTCAGACATCGGCTTACTTCCGGTAATCTCAAGCTGATTCACTGTCACGCTCTCCATCTCCTGCCCGTTACTTCCGACGAACCACCTCGGAGTCCCAATGACAGTGACAGGCATGCCTTTTGTGAGATAGACGTGCATCTTGCTTGCACTCTGACCGAACCAAGCACATGAGTAGAACTTGGCTTTCTCCTTTGAGATGTTGACCGCAACTGAGAACTTCTCGAATGAGAGTCCGTTCTGAGTTGTCTTTGCTTCGGCATCAGCCGTAAGTCTTCCTGAAATAATGTAACTGATCATTTCTCGTCCTCTATGATTACATCGTGCTCAAGTGCAATCTCCCTCAGAACCCTTATCAGAATCTTCAGTTGATTGATTGATACGTCCTTTGTTGATTTGGGGACTAACGAGCCGTACCGCATTATCGGCTCTCCGTCCTCGTCCCTCTCGACAGGATATCCGTAGCCTATGGCTTTCTCCTTAGCCATCCTCTTCAGCAAATCAGTCTGAATGCCTGTCTGTGCTGAGATACGCCTTACAAGCTGTTGGTAATATCCGTTCTGTTTCTTCGTCCTTGTCATGCAGTAGGGTGATACAGTCACCACAACTCCATTCGGATATGAGTCGATGTATTCCTTCACTATCCTCAGAAGCTCATGGCTTGTATCACCCTTGTGAAGTAATAGCTCGTGTCTCATGCCACTAAGATGTTCTTGATTGCGTTGAAGTAGAACGCATTCAGTTTCTTGACTGTATCGACTCCGTTACTCATGCAGACCTCTTTAAGCTTCTGCTCGTCAGGACAAATCTTCTTCAGCTCAGCCCAATAGACCTTCCATTTATCGTCAGATGCATCAGGAGAGCCTATGACGATGTTTTCATTGTTGGTGGTATCTGTTGTAGTCTGAGGCTTAGGATTGCCCTGTGGCTTTTCTGTGGCTTCTGTCTTTGCCACTGGTTTTGGCTTTGTGCCTTTCTCATTCCAAGTGAAGCATACCTCTGACTTGCCCTTATACTGCTTGCTGATTACTAGATGTGAGATTTCCCTGTACTGGTTGTACGAGATTTCATCGACAGTAAACTTGACGTTTGTCTTCCACTTCTTTGTCTTCTCGTCAGTATAGACCTCATCGTCAGAGAGAGTGACCATGATGTCAGGTGCTGTATAAAGCTCACGACCAAGACCCCACATGAACCCTGCACGTTTGAAGGCATCTGATGCCTGTCCTTTCTCGGCTTCCATGTTTGACTCTGTGCCGTTTGACATCTTACTGATCCACTGTTGCTTCTCAGCATCCCACACCTGAATCTGACAGAAGAGGGAAGTGCCGATAGTGCAGTAACAGACCTGCCAGTTATTTGCTCCGTAAACCTCATCGAGAAGAGCCATGTCAACTCTTGCGTCTTTGTATAACAGGATTGAAACGCCAGTCCATTTCGGTGTCTTGAACACCTGATTGACTCTTGCGTTTACCTCTCTTACATTAAGCAGTCTGAACTCAGCCATTATTTGCCTCCATCATCTTCTTGTAGTGCGGACAGAAGTCCTTCAACTCGCAGTAGTACTTGCACTTCAAGGATTCACCGCCGACTGCGACAATCTCGTACTTGTCTTTGTCGAAACCAGCCTTGTTGAATCCGTCCATCGCCTGTTCCGCAGTCTCGTAACTGGCATGTCCTCTCTCGGCTTTCTTCAGCCCTTTCTTGTAAATCTTGTACACTGACTCGGCATAGCGGTATTTCTCAGAACATATCGGCAGTTCCTCGTCAGGTGTCTCACTTAACTGGAGAATCCTAGAGAATGTATTGAGTGCTTTCTCAACCGCAGTAGGAATGTTAGCCTTGACCTTATCAACATCCCATTCAATCAGTCTCCACTGGTCTGTGGAGTTACCTGCCTTGGCTTCCTTGACCTTGGATAAGTCTCGGATGTTTACCAAGTTGATGATATTGTTGACTCCGAAGTACCACTTGGGTCTTACGTTCTCAAGAAGCCAAACGTAAACCGACAACTGGTTGAACCATTCATCATCCGCAAGTGACTTCTGCTTGTCATAGTTGGCAAGCTTTGAGAACTTCAGGTCTGCAAGTGTGCCAGTAATAGGGTCATAGGCATCAATCTGCCCAGTGATAACGACATCATGCATGTCAACCATTACTGACTTAGCGAGTGACTGCTCAATCATGTAGCCACGTTCCTTTGCGAAGCTCAGAACCGAATCGTGAAGGGCAGTGCCTGTATTAGATTGAGCCGTGTCTTGCAGATCACAGATGATGTCGTTATAATGTCTCAACGTAAGGACACAAGCCGTAGGGTCTTTGAGAAGGAAGGTGGTGCTTGCTCTCTCAAGTGACGGAGCTGCGTGTCCATTATTTTTAGCACTGGCCCAGTCCAACAGGAATCTAGGCATGTTGGTTTTATTCGATGTGTTCATGAAGCCTCCCTGTCAACGTCGTATTCGGCATCGAGCATGTCATCAAGCTTGTTGGCAAGCTGAGAACACATCTGAACCTTTCCATAAGAGACTGCCCATTCAGCATGGACAACCCTGAGTTGTTCTTCGAGGTCGTATCTCTCAGAACTTTTGCTAGGTGATGCTATGAACAAATCTGTAAGTTCATCCTGTCTCTTTGTGATTTCATCAAGTTCCTTGGTCGCATCAGTCCAAGCCTTCATGACCTCTCTCTTCGCTTCTTCCAACCCATGTACCTTTGCCATGTCTACCATTGGAATCTCCTTCTTAAAACGGAAGTCCGTCTTCAATCGAATCGTCATCAAATGATGCGATATCCAGTTTGTCCTCTTGAGGAGCAATCATTCTGTCGAACTGCTCATCAATCTCGTCCATGTACTCATCCTTGAGTCTCATTGACTTCCTCCTCTGAACGATTCTGCTCGTCCAACTCATCAAGTGATTTCATCAGGCACTCAATCTGCATGTTCTTCTCATGGAGCCTGTTCTCGTAGCTCTTGAGATTCTTCAGAAGCTCAATCACGTACCTGAGGATCTTTGCCTCATTGGTCGGGTCTAGAACATCAATAGCCTCTGTGAAATCCCTCACGATGTCTGTATCAAGTACAACTGCCATGCAGATATTCCTCCTTCAACTTCTCAGGGCTCTTCTTCAGCCACTCCATGACCTCACGCTCTGACCAAGTCACGTTCCTCTTGCGCTTCATGCCTTTGCCGTAGTATGGGAGCAGCCAGGGACACTCGCTCAATCGGTTGGCTGAGATTCCCAGCAGTTTGGCTATGTCTTTTCTGTTAAGCTGCCTCACTGCATCAGGCCTCAGTTGCTGTCTCAGCTCCTCGTACTCAGACTCAGGCATGATGATGAATGCCTGTCCTTCAAGAACGGTTCTCGTCATCCTCAGCCTCCACAGCTTTCTCAAGTGCCTCCCCAAGATATCCTCGGAAGGTCATACGTTTTCTGTCTGCGATTTCCTTAGCCTTATCGACAACCTCTTGTGAGGTATCGACCCATAACTGGAACGGCTTTCTGTCTTTTGGGTCTGTTGTCATTTACGTCCTCCGTTTACTTATCATAGTCCAATCCAACAACTTAGTCAACAAGATTTGGTTGCCTTTTAACAACTTTTGGTTAATTTTAAGTTGGAAGGAGATTTAGACTATGACCATGCAACAAATCGGTATAATGGATTTCTGGAACAGGGTAGACGAGGCTCGTAAAGGAACACTGGATGAGTTATCCAAGGGAACTGGTATTCCCATAGGAACTATCAAGAACTTCCGTACTAGGCACACTCTACCAAGTCTAGCTGACACATCAGCGATTGCTGAGTATCTTAATGTAAGCCTAGATTGGCTTGTATTAGGCAAGGTTGTGGAGAAGGGTAGTGAAGACCTCAATGAGGTTGTTGTTGAGTACAAGAAGTCTGATAACCTGACCAAGCTTCTAGTACAGAGAACACTGAAACTTATCTGACCCTATCAGTATTAACCTAAACTTAGAGTGAAATCACTCATATCATACTAACCTTAACTTAGGTATAACCTCTTACTTGATAACCTTCCTCTCCCTACCAAAGAAAATAAATAAAAGAAAGGTAGCCCTCTCCGCTAGTAGACCTCGAGCATCTGCCGAAGCTTCTCAAGCCTCTTCTGTGCATCCTTTGCCCCGTCACCTTTGCCCTTGCGGTACATCGAGTCAATGACCGAAGCCCTCGGCGGTAACTTCCTGTACTCCTTACGCATCTCCTCTATGTCTCCGATTGCCTCATCCACAAGTTCGAGCATATCGCTCTTTGAGATCATCCCAATGCTTGTCATTCCAAAGCCTCCCATATCTCGATTATCCGTTGTCTCTCAGCCTTCTCAGCTTTCTCAGCCATGTGTGCTGCATAAACCTGAATCACATCCATCTTGCAGTCAGCCTTCAGTATCTCAAGCATTCCGTTGATGAAATCCACCTTCACCTTAAGCTTCTCGTACTGTCTCTGCACATTGGCTAAGCTGTCGTAATTACCTTCGACGAGCTTGCACAAGGCTATGAAGTGGTCTTCATTCATCGCCATCCTCATCTCGTACAAGTCCTTCTTCTGAAAGTTCTCAGGCATCGCTGAGTAAAGCTTCTCTGCGAGCTTGTACTCGCTCTCATTCGCACATCCTGTGCCTTTCGTCCATTCCTCAAACAGCATCCTTATACCTCCTGTTGGCATATGCCATCCATTTATCCGACCACTCCTGTAACTCAGGAGTAGGCTTATCATGGTCTGCGTATCTCTGAACCACCTTCAACTGGGTAGGTGTTATCTTCACCTCAGCCGTGACATAAGGCTTGTCAGGATCTTCCTTTCTTCGGATGAAGCAGATGACTGACTTACCATCAGCCTGTCTCTCGTCATATCCCATCCTTCCGACACAGTGGTGCAGTGCAGAACCCTCATCAATAAGCTGAAGCTGATTCTGTGCCACCTTCACGATGTATCCGTCACGCTTGGTGGCTAGGAAAGAGAACTTCTGAGCCGTCTTCAGCATCCTCGCACCTCTTGTCTGAAGTTCTTTCTCCTTGCGTTTCTCGGCTCTAATCTGCTCAAGCCTTGCCTGCTCAGCCATGTAATCTCCGTACTGTTTGGTATACATGTCGTGCATCTCCTTGAAGTTCTTCGGAAACAGAACCTTAGTGTCATTGAAGTCAAGCTTCAGCCAGTCACAAGCCACGAGATAATCACCATAACTGTGTTGGGATATCTCGTTATCTTCCAACCACTTGGAGAGCTTCTCCTGTGTCGTGAAACGCATCAGTTTGTCATAGACCCTCTTGTTATCGAAAGCAGTTTTCCTACCGCATTCAATCCTGTATGAAAGTGACCTCTCATAGTCATCTACAGACCCTTCAGGATTCTTCTTCCAAGAGTTGAACACAGTCTGAAAAGGCTTGCTTCTCAGCTCCTCATGATGCCTTTCAAGATACCGATGAAAGCTAGGATTCTCAGACAATGTCTTGCAGTTCCTCATGCTCACCATTCTCCAATAACCGAACCTCATGAGCATCTCTGCTTGTCTAGGGTATGCCCTATAAATACGGACATACTCCATTGATTCGACAAAAGGCTTGTAATTCCAGTACTTAAGAGATAGGTCAAGCTTCGGAACCTCGTCCACATTAAGGCAGTCTCTGTACAACCTCTCAGTCTTAAACCAGTCCTTAATCGGTGATAAGACAGGCTCGTAGGGGAGTGAACAGCCGTAATTGAAGTACTTGGCTTTCCCGTCATATCCGAAACTGTAAACGCCAGCAGCCATGCCCCATTCATTGAAGTACACATTACGGATGTAACCCTCTCCGTTCTCCCTCAGCACCGCAAGTTTCTGAATGAAGATGCCTTTCTTGTTCTTCCTGACTCCAAAGACATCCTCATACAATCCGTAGTGCTTTCCGATTACAGAACAATACGTAGTACCCTTGTATGCTCTCTCAGCATATTCACGTACCATTGTAGGAATCTTATTGATGTTTTTATTTGCCCAGTCTAGAAAACTCATAAGCACCTCAGAAATCAAAAAGTAACTGCGGATTGTCACCGACCTTGATCTTCGGTGGCTCGACCACCTTATGCTCTTCCTTCCACTTGGATATGTAGTCCTCAGCCTTCTTCTGCTCAGCCTTAGGCTCACAGTCAATGGAGTCCTCAAGGATGTAATGAACCGCCCACTCGTATACATCCTCGTCCTCAATAATTCTCACGACTGTTCCGTGCCTGTCCGCTTTTGCGATAGTCTCAAGTGCCTTGTCCTTGACATACTTCATGACACCTTCGATTGTCTTGTTAGGCTTGTTCACCGCCTCTCTGAGGCACTCATCAATCTCGATTCTCTGTGACAGATAATCAACAATCTTATCTGCATCCGCATTGCCCTTAATGATTAACTCAATCATCGTATTCTCCTTTCAACTGGCATTTATTATCTCTATCGCCTGTTGTCTAGTTATCTTGAAGAACCTCTCTTTCTCTAGGTAGTACTTGTAAATACGTTTCCTCTTGAATCCCAACCGCCTCAACTCACTGACATACTCACGAAAGATTCTCTCGTTCATCAAGCATGTTCCCCATAAGTCTCTTGACGATTTTGTTGTCAATCCTCTGAAGCGTTCCTCTCCTTGCTCTCATCTTCCTTTTCTCGTCCTCTGTAAGGCACTGGTAGTCCCTCATTGAACCGACCTTGTGGTAAATCAGGTCATGTATCTCACGAGCCTGATTCTCGCTTAACGTTATTGTTATGAATTTCTCCGTCACTTGAATCTCCTCCTGCAATCAACTGGCTTGTCCTTCTTGTTCACGCCCTTGATCGCATCCTTGATGCTCTCAGCCAACACATAAATGCATGTCATCTTTCTGCTTCTCCTGTCCTGATACCAGACCTCAAACTGTGTCATAACGCATCATCGTCCTCTTCAAAGTAGTTGCAGTTCTCTGTTATCACTCCACGTTCCTCAAACATCTCTGCTGTGCTTAACTCACGATAGTCGCTAATTATGCACTCATCTCTGTGCTTGCAACTGGTACACAGACTGAACTTGCACGTACACTGGAACATCCAAACATTCTCTTCTGTGTTAACTTGCTTGAATGTCATTTTGCCTCCTTGTAGAACTTGCATTCTGTAATCGTGCAAGTTGGGTGAAATTCAAAGAATACATCATATGCATTACAATCTTCCCATCTGTCACACCTGTCGCAGATGCACTTCGTAAAATCAATATCGAACGCATCCAATATCTCGCTATCCCATCCGTATTCCTTTTGTGTCTCTTCAAATGTCATTTACTGCCCCCCTTAGACGAATTACCTTTGAAGAAGTTGCATTTGACAACAACCACACCACGGGACTCCAAGTCAAAGTAATCATCATTCTTGAAGTCGCTCATGAAACATTCACTACTGTGTCTGCAACCATCACAGATTGAGACCTTGAAATCACATCCGAACGCATTTGTGTCCTCTTTCTCGTTAGCTTCCTTGAATGTCATTCTTCCTCCTTGAAATCACACTTAGTTATCGTGTCGGACGGATTGAAATACTCGAATACCTCTCTTGCACGACAGTCGTCATAGTGCTTGCAGTTGCCACATATACAATCTGCTGAGTCTATGCCGAAAGCACTTATTAAATTGAACCTCGGCAATACATTGGCTTCCTCAAATGTCATATGCCATCCTCATAGAACTTGCACTCAACAACGTTGTCGCAATCCCAGTTATTAGCCAGTATTTCCCTTGCATTGCAGTCAAATTTGTGGATGCAGCTAGCACACAGATTCTCCTTTACGGAGATGTCAAACGCATCAAGCACCTCATACACACCCTCGGTCTTGTTGGCTTCATCAAATGTCATTCTGCCTCCTTGATGTCATTGACCATGTTGTTTATCTTTGTCAGTTCCTTACGGAACATCTCAAGCATGATGTTCTCCGTGTTCATCTCTGCAAAGTCGGTAGTACCTGCACACTTCATGTTGTACTCGTTCTCAAGAATCCAGTCCGAAAACTCATCAAGTCTCCTGAATATGTGTTTACTGATTTCAGCCTTTGTCATCTGCAAGTCACCTCAATATCCAAAATCTCCAAGACCTTAAGAACCATCATCCTTACCTCTGAGAAACGGCAGGGAATGATATCTTCTCTTAAGTACTTCGCAAGTTCGTCCATCTGTTCCTTCTTGATGTATTTGCCTTCAATAACAGTCATTCAGTCCTCCTCATACGGATCGTAATATCCGCACCTTGTACAGAACGTACCTTCTGTTGTGTTATGTGAGTCTTCCATTTCGCAGTCTCCGCTGTGCTTGCAACAGTAGCAGAGGCACTGTGTCTCCTCGATATCGAACATGTTCTCAACCGCATTACATCTCTCGATAGCCTCAACCGCCTCTTGCTTGTCTTTCGACACATTCATGAGCCATTTGGTGTAATAATCCCGCAGTTCATCGAATGTAGCCTCAATCTCATTTCGGTATCCGATAACCTCAGTACCATCCTTGAATGTGATTAGGAAACATGCACCTCTCTTGTTGTCGATATCATCTAAGATTTCCTCGATGCTTCTTCTAACATACTGTCTGATACCTACAATCTCCTTTCCGTAGTATGGACTACATAAATTGTTATACGTCATAACTTTTTCTCCTCTATCAAGTTATATTATACCACTTATCAGATGATATTTCACAAATGATAAGTGGTTAAGTGCAAAAAAACTCATATGTCCATAGCCGCCCTAATGACGATTATCAGAACATTGTTCCAGTAATGCCACAAATCTTCCTTTCTGAATGATTGCCCAGGCGTTGATGGTGAAGTACCCTCGCACAGATTCAGAGTCTTAACCACATCAATGTATGTGCTTTCCCTAAACCATTGGCTGAGGAACAACAAGCCGTCCTCATCACATTCATTATCAGGTACAAAGAAGAACCATTTGGCACTTCCATTACATCCGTCACGTTCGTCAGTAAAGATGTTCTCCTCAGACTTGTAGAACTTCAAGATTATCGGATTCTCGTCTTGAAAATCCAACTTGAACTCAATCCTGTTCTCAAACCATTTTGTCGATACATTCATGCGACTTCCTCCTCGACACCGTCAACGATTCTGCTGAAGCTGAAAAGATACTCATAAGCCTTGTAACCATCCTTACAAGCCTTTGCCAAATCCTTCGGATTCTCGCTTGCGTTCTTCCACCATGACTTAACATAAGCGACAGGGTAGTCATACACTCCGTTGATCCCCAGTTCCTTCATGCCGAACATGGCGGAGAACTCAACTACCATCTCCTCATAGGCGTATGCCTTTGTTCCGAATGTTGTAGGCTCTACGATTCCCTTTCTGCAAAGTCTTCCCTTCGCACCAGTAGAATGACTCAGTTCATGAAGTGCAACCTCATAATACCTTTCAGAGCTTGTGTAGCATCCCTTAAGTGATAGGTGTACGGAATCAGTAGAAGGTCTGTAGCAGCTAGCCGTGTACTTCTCCGCATGATTGATTGTCACGCCTGTTCCGGCGATGTAATTGTTAATCACACGCTCTGCCTCTTCATCCTCTGTGAATGGCTTCAACTCAGCAGGTGGGTCTAAATTGAAGTCATAGTTCTCGATATCGTTGACATCGTAGACCTCATAGAAGAGGGAAGTGAACTTGACCTTCGGCTTTCCGTTATCATCGAGGATAGGCTCGCCTGTATCCTTGTCCTTGTACTCGTAGACCTTCCAAAATGAGATAGGGTAGGTGATAGGAACCATCACTGGAGTTCCATCCTTGTGGAGTTTCGGCTTTCCGTCCTTCTTGAGAGGATATCTCTTAGGCTCAGGTAACTTCTTTCCTGTCTCTGTCTCATACTTGAGATACGCCTCTTTTCTCATGGCGGTTATCTGATCCGCCTCTGCCTGTGTCATCTTCCCCTGTTTCACCATCTTGTACAAATCAACTGGAAGGTCGGCAGGGAGTCCGACAATCGAATCCTTTACCTTAGTTAGCTGTTTGTCAGTTATCGTGTTGGTGACTCCGAAACATCCGAGGAAGAACTCGTTGTTTCCATTGTAATAATCTCCTGTGTACCAGTTCTTAGGTCTGCCATCCCTTGACTTTATGAGATACCAGTCATAAATCAGCTTCTTCTCTGCCAAGCAAAGTGGCATCACCTTCTCCAACAGGATGTTGACCTGCATCTCCTCTGCATCAAACTTCTTGTACTCTTTCTTCTCTTCTTTCTTAGCCATATGAATTCCTCCTATGATTATCTTTCCAACTGTGACACAGTTGATTTAACTTTCCTTACTCCGAGCCTCTTACGGATTACCGTCAGAAGCTCATTAGGTCTCATTCCGACAAACGTGCCGATACTGGCACCGTCCACGCTCACATGAGCCTGCTTGTCTGAGTTCCACTTCCATCTGCTCAGATCGTTGTACTTCAACTCAACCTTTCTCATTCGTCCCTCCTCAACTGAACATCTCTTTGATGTATTGCTTCGTGGCATAGATGATGAACCTTGAATCAGCTTTCCTGTTGAACATCTGAATGTATCTCTGCTCAAGGAACTCCCTTATCTTTTGGTTGAAGTCCTGCTCGTCCAGTGTCTCAGCCCAATGATAGTGCAAGTCCTCAATATCCCTGTTCATAGGCTCTACCAACCACTCATAGACCATATCTAGAAAAACATTCACCTTCATTTCGTTGCCCACTCCATGATGCTCTCAGGGCTGACAGGAATATATAATCCCTCAGCCTTGAAGTAAATGACTCCAGCATCAATCTTGAAGGTTGACGCTCCGAAATTCCTCATTGCTTTCATGATGATTGTAATTGTCATATAAGTCTCCTCAACTCACCATGCTGAAGCGTGTACTGCATGGTTCTCGTGCCGTTACCCATGACCAGTGAGGAAGTAGGGTAGTTCATCGGAACAAATCCGTTCCTCACGTTCCTCTCATAAACCTCTAGATTGTGGTTCAATCTCTCGCTGATCTCAGCGAATATCCGCTTCATCGTTTGTCTCCTCCAAGAAATCGACATCATTTCCGTCATAATCGTTCCAGCCAAGTACGATATCCTCTCCCTCATAACTGCTTATTAATTTGTCATATGCATCATCCTGTGAATCAGCTTCTACAACCACAGTCCTTCTGAGATACTCAGTTATCAGATATCTGTACTTCATTCCCTTGCTCCATCCACAACCAGCTCGACCTGGGCCAGTGCAATCTGCATCCTCTCAAGAAGCTCTCTCAACTCTTTCTCTGACATCAGAACGTAATCTCTCGGCATAGTATTCTCCTTGCCACGTAATCTTCTGCTCCTCATACAAGGGCATGAAAAAAGGGACTAGCAACGCTAATCCCTTCTCCTATGACTTTGTATCTGTCAGTAAATTCCCAAATGCGAGTTGTACCATGACTGTGTGAGGTACAGGTCATTCAGCTTGTCTATCAGATTGTCACGCTTTGCGTCAATCCTCTCCTTGCCCCTGTCGCATCTGTCAATGCGTGCCAGTATCCTGTGAATCCTCTTCACCAGTATCCGATATAAGAACTCCCTCACTTTCAAATTCCTCCTCGTTAAGTTCGGTCAGTGCCATGTCCCTTGAGTTCAGCTCCACAATGTCAAACCATGTCAGCATTTTTCCTCCTGTGAGAATAAAAAAGCCACCTTTAATTCGGTGGCTTGTTGTTGATTCGATAATCTCGTGCTAGTCCTTGTGCCTCTCCATATCAGCACGGATTAGTCCTTTGATGTAAGCGTTATATGATTCCTTTGATTCAAGAAATTCAACCATATCCGGCTCCGATATGCGTGACACTTTGATTGCAAATAATCGCTGCGTCTCCTTCTCCCACTTCAGCCGTTTCGCTGTTGTCTTAGCCATTGCGCCCTCCGTGTAGAGTTTAGCAGTGGTTAACCCATTTTTCAATCCATTCATATGCAAATTCTTATTAGCCTTTTGCCCTTTAACCCATACTCTTCCCTGAAACGGATCTCCGCATTCCTCAAGGAGTATCCTATGTACCGCTCAACGGCAGTGCCATACTTTATTCTGACACCACCGTTGACCTTTTCTATAATGAGCATTCTGTCACCGTCAATCATGCTGCGGCCTCATTCTTCTCTTCCTTTCCCTCCTGTTTCTTTGCAATTGTCTTAACTTTCTGAAGTGCAGAATCAATCCAAGTGAGTGCTGTCTTGTTTGTGCATTCCTTGAATGACTTTGCTTTTGTCACGATTGCCATAAGGTCATCAAACATCATGCCTCTTGTAGCCTGGATAGTGAACTGCTTTGAATGGTTGCGGACATCCTTTGCATATGTGTTGTTCCTGCCATATTTGACCGATTTTGGGTTGGTTTTTGTGTATGAGTTTACGAAAATTGTGCCATCAATGTTTCTGACCAAAACAGTATAGTTGTACATGTCTGTGTTCAACACTATTGCATTTGATGTGAAACTGCCACTTAGAGCGTCTTTTCTCTCAACTAATTTGGCCCCGTTCCTCTCATTGAAAACAATATAAACATGCGTGTTGTCGTATGCTATCCTCTTTTCCTCTGCCTTTCTTGCCTTTTCCTCTGCTGTAATCTTTGTGTTTGCCATAGTAATACCTCTATGATTTTAAAAATGACCTAATCCATACGGATAGGTATAACAAGTGTGCCATGAATTTTCACCCAGACATGGCACACCTATATACCCATGCGAACTATTGAGTATAGATAGTTGCGCTAACACTGTGGGATAGTACACAGTGTGTTGAATCATTTTCCATGCATAAGAGTCATGCATGACATGAAAAACGTTCCGATATCCTCCGTAGTGGACTCCCAGTCATTACTGTTGACCGTACCCATACCCGACTGGTACATACACTATCAAGTGTACGCCATTAGTGCCGTGCGCTAGTCGCTTACTTCCTGCATATCTCTATGCCGTGCGAGCCTCCCGCCGCCTATGGGACTTTTTACCGCCTACCACCCACCAGTTTTTCATGATGTAATGGCCCCTACGGATTAAGTGAGTGCGTTACTCTCACAGTTGCCGTCTACAACCGCCTAATGTCTTGTTTAGTGGTTTAACCACTTCACACTTAGGAATATATCACAATGGTTTAACCATTACAACCCATTTTAAATCGTTTTTTTTACGAATTTTGTTATCAATATCGGTTACAAACACTAAATAGCAGTAAAAGACAATGAAAAGAGGCTAGTATAACTACATCTAGTGTCAAAAAATTTTTTCTTCTCTGTTTTGTGGCTAGTCTCACAGTATCTATCAAGTAATATATAATATATCACTAAAGGTAAAATTCCATATTGTCGCAATCACACACACGTATTATCACAAGAATATTAATATATAATTATCATAATAAGGGATTGCACAACTAAACGTTTAGTTAAATACATCTAATCGGCTAGTACAGGGCTAGTACTTCAATAGCCTAACACTAGATAAATAAAGAGTAAAAACACACCAAACAAGACACTTCATAACAGCCACCAAACACACTGAAATGCTACAAACCTATCTGTTTTCATCCCTCACAACTTAATCCCTTCTTACGCTTCCCCAACAATCCGGTCATTTTGGCACAATCCTTTCTTCCTTACACCATAAGCACTTACAAACCTACCATTTCACTAGGTTTTAAGTGTGAGGTCAAAGGCAGAGGGGGTACCCGACCGTTCACCAGGGCGCGCGGTACGTCTTAGTAGTACGGATTTTCTCAAAATTCCCATAGGCCAATTACTGTATATCCGTTGTATTCGGCAGTAATAATTATGCAGAAGGCTCAGATTTTACCGAGGTTGTATCAGAAGTGATGAATATTTAATGCATATCGGTGTCTGAAGCAGTATTTCATGCGATCATGATGTTGACATCAGGTGTTGCATACGCTACATTTAGTGTTATAAAGGTAACAGATTTACATATTTAGCGTAAGTGATACGGAGAATCTTGTATGAGGGCTGTCACAAAATATTCTGATTTCTCACCGATGAAGAGGGCGTTCGTGGAGAACTATCTCTGCACAGGGGATGCGATAGAGAGTTACTTCTCCGCAGGGTACAAGGCTGACTGTGACCACAGTGACCCGAAGGAGAGGGACAGGGCGTATCATGCGGCGATGAAGATCCTCTCTCATCCGCTGGTACGACAGTTCGTTGAGATGAACAAGCCTGTATACATCCATCGTGAGGGAGAGATAGACGAGAAGGACATAACTGACAGGCTTAACCTGATAATGAGCGGTAACATCGAGCAGCAGGTGCTGATAAAAGGTCAGATGTACTATGTGAAACCGAGTTTCAGGGATCAGATAGAGGCCGGTAAGGTCCTTGTGCAGATACTTCAGAAGAGGGAGAAGGACACCTCACGTAAGGCATCCAAGGCATTGACTGGAAAAGTACAGTCACTCATCGGCTCTGCGAGGGCTGATGTGGTTGATGAGCAATAGCAGGGTGGAGCAGTCGGTAGCTCGCATGGCTCCTTTCCATGAGGTCAAGGGTTCGAGTCCCTTCCCTGCCAAAAATGGAAATATGAATGAGACAGTATTCATCAGTGATTCTTTTAGGCCATAAGGTCATATTGGTGCTCAATGACGGTGACGGAAGCGCAAGATGCATCGAGGATAAAGATGGGCGTTTCATCATGGAGTTCAACGGACTCATGACAGACAGGATAATGACGCACGAGTGCTGGCACATGATGTTCATGGTGTTGGACAGATGCGAGAAGGAGAAGGTGTCTTTCGCTGAGCTTATATCCGAGGTCTACGCATACACTTTCGAGGATTTCTGCGTGAACGTTAAGTACAGGATAACAGGCATGAGGCTGTATAAGAGGATTTATGACAAGAAAGGAAAGGATTGACCGCGTCTTGAAGTATCATGACTCGATAGAGAAGGCATGGAATCAGGCACGTAAGGACAACTGTGAGACTGAGTTCATCCGTCATATGGTCACCACTGATGTCTACTTCCTCCTTTACTACGTGTTGGGAAGAACTGACTTATGCTATGAGGAGTGGTACGAGAACGAGACACTTGACATAGAGGGTGTGAAAGTCCCAAAGGGTGAGGGAGATGTCCTCGTAAAGGAGAGAGGGAAGGTTGTCTCTGATCCTGAGAAAGGCAGGAAGTGGAGATGGTACAGACCGTTTCTTTTCGAGAGATGCGAGGAAGTGCAGAAAGATCCTGACGGCTATCTCGACATTTGGGCCCGTGACCACTATAAGTCAACGATAATAACATACGGACTAACGATTCAGGAAATCCTGAAAAACCCTGAGGTGACAATCTGTATCTATTCATACAACATCTCCACAGCTCAGAAGATGCTAGTTCAGATACGAACTGCATTACAGAATCCTGTTTTGGTGGGTTGCTTCCCTGAGATCCTTTTCGATAACACAAACGTGCAGACATGGAAGGACGACGATGGTGGTGTACATCAGATGGAGTGGTCTTCGGACGGCTTCACAGTCAAGAGAAAGGGAAATCCTAAAGAGCATACGCTTGAGTGTTCAGGACTAGTCACTGGTCAGAAGACCGGAGGACACTATAACCTCCTGATATACGATGACACAGTCACTCCTGAATCTGTGGCGACTAAATCTCAAATAGACAAGACAACGAGTCAGTTCGAGATGTCACTGAACACTGGCTCAACAGCCAATCTCAGGATAAGGATGATAGGAACACGTTATCATCTCCATGACACCTACGAGAAGGTGATAAAGAACGGGACAGTGAAATTAAGGCTTTACTCCTGTGTAGACGAGGAAGGCAGGTCAAGACTATACTCCGAGCCTGTGCTTAAATGGAAGCTGTCAAGAATGCACGGAAGTGTTGTGGCTACTCAGATGTACTGCGACCCTCAGGCTGTGGGAAGCTTCAACTTCGATCCGTCTTGGATTCCTCCGAGAGTACCTAGGAGTGAGATAAACAAGGAGATGTATAACTGGTACATCATCTGTGACCCTGCGTGGAAGATTTCAGCAGATGCGGATAACACTGTCTTCGCAGTCGTAGGAGTCACAGGGAACGGAGCTGACAGGCATTTCCTTGTAGCGGATCTGATGGTTGACAAGGTCAATCTTGAGGACAAGCAGAAACGTCTCTTCGCCTTGGTGAACGAGTATACGAACACACGCAGGAAGCCGATAGTGTTTTACGAGAGAGTCTCCATGCAGTCAGATATCGAGCACTATAATACTGTCATGAACTCCAACGGAAATATGTTCACCATCATTGAGGCATCAGGTAAGCCGAGGATAAACTTCGGCATGGCATCAAACTCAAGCAACATGAAGTTCAAGGACTTGCGTATCTCCGTCCTCCAGCCGGCGTTCAAGGCGGGCATGTTCCGCTTCGTGGATCACTCATATGTGGGCTTCTCAAAAGGCCATGTGATAGACAACAAGCCGATAAGGAACTGGAGAGGCGAGGAAGAGGACACGATTGAGACTTTCTTCGATGAGGAATATACAAAATATCCCAACTCAGAGCATGATGATGTGCTTGATGCGTTGTCAAGATGTCTTGACTTGGATGTCGGTGTCCAGATGACAGGCCCTGACCTCACGGCGGAGATAAAGCCGAAGAGGAAGGGCGGTTTTGAGATAGATTACTTCTCTGATGAGATTTATCAGCCTTATTGATGTTGACATATAGTGTTCCCAGTGCAATAATGACACTAGATACAGTGTACAAGACTCCACTACCACACTGTATCTAGGTGGAGCGGAAGGGAAAACGAGAGACTTGTCAATGAACTTCTTCGGAGGTTCCAGTCACTTCAGGACATAAGGAGACTCAATGAGGAACAGCGATGGGAGGCTATGGCGTTGGCTGACCACCGCACCAAGTCTGCATCCCTCTCAGATTCTCCTGTCCGTGAGATAAGAAGACATACGGCAGTCGGGAAGAACGCCATCGACAACTTCGTCAATTACTTTCAGGGCAACCTTGTGTCACCTAACATGCCGTGGCTCTCTCTGAGGTACGAGTCAGATGACCTCACAGAGCAGGACGACATGGCAGGTGCGAATGAGTACCTCGGCAAAGTCCAGCAGGCTGTCGCATCTGAATTGGCTGCGTCAAACTTCTATCCTGAGCACAGGATGGCCACGAAGGACAAGTATGTCTCCGCCTGTTCCGCACTTCTTGTCGTCAATGACCCTGAGAGGAACATCTGCGTATTCAACACACTCACACCTTGGAACTGGTGGATAGACACCGACCAGTACGGGGAGGTTGACACATTATTCTTCAAGAAGACCATGAGTCTCGACAAGGCTTATGAGATGTTCGGGGAGAAGTGTCCTGAGTGGATTAAGAAGGCCGTGAGGGAGGGAGACCCGTACACGATGTACCATGACTTCCTTCTCTGCATCTATCCTAGGAAGAAGATCTACTCCTCCAAGAGGACGATATTCGCCAAGGAGAAGAAGTTCGCGGTGGTATGGATGTATCTCTCAAGTGGTCTGACGACCTCCGCCGATTCAGGGGTCAACGAGATCATAACCGAGTCAGGAAGTGACTACTTCCCTGCCATAGTAGGCTCATGGGACAGGGACGGGGACAACCCATATGGGACTTGTCCTGTAATAAGGAACATCTCTGAATTGAAGAGAATGGATGCTCTCGCATATGAGACAATGCTCTCCGTTCAGAAGATAAACCATCCGGCCTATGTCGGAGTTGCCAACTCACTTGAGAGATTCAGTGACGACCCTGGCTCAAGGAATGTCGTGCAGTCTATGGACATGGCTCCTCAGGCTGTTCAGACAGGACAGACGATTGACGGTGCGATGACTCTTCAGCAGACTCAGGAAGCCGCAGTCGAGAAGATGTTCAACAACGACATGTTCAACTACCTGTCAAGGGACGAGAACAACAAGGTCTACACCGCCACTCAGGTGAATGCAGTAAAGGCAGAGCAGCTCTCTCTCCTGAGTGCTGTATACGGCAACTTCCAGAAGGAGATTGAGAAGACCATAAAACTGGTCATTGCAATCATGGCTGAGAACGGAAGGCTTCCGAAAGGAGCAAAGTCTCTCCTTAAGGCGAAAGGAAAGATCCGTGTGGTTATAGATTCCACTATGGCACAGGAGCTGAGGGCTTACACCAACAGGGATGCCAACATCGCTCTGTTGGAGCAGTGCAACGTAATCGGTCAGGTCGCTCCTGATGCTCTGATAAACATCAACTTCGATGAGGTCATAAGAGGAATCGCAAACGGACTCGGAGTCAAGTACACAGTCATAAAGGACAAGTTCGTCGTGGCTCAGGAGAGGGCTTATCAGCAACAGATACAAGAGGCACAGATGCTTCAGCAGGCTGAGCTTACTCAGAGTGAGGTGAATCGAAATAACGCAGGTGCGTCGAATTTAAACAACTCTACTGGCTCAAACCAGTATGGAGGCTGAGATGATACTTGCTGACAGGAAGATATCTACCGAGCAGATAGAGAGAATAGAGCGCAAGCTGGCTTTCTACAGATGTGAGGAAGGTGAGGCAGAGCTTTTCAACCTGATGGTTGACGCAGGGTTCTTTGAGATAATCAAGGACACTGACAAGCTCGCATTGAGGAATTATGCGGTAGCAAGACTTACCGAGCTTGGCTTCAATCAGGAGGACAAGATTCGGAAGGCAATACATGAGATGCTTTACTGGCCGGCGGTGCTGGACAGGGAGCGTAAGGAGACAAGCAATGGAAACGACTGACAAAGACAACGTCGTCCCGCCTGAAAACGGTTCAGAGGTGTCTGAGTCTTCCGCAGACAAGACTTGGGATTCGGAGAAATATCCTGCTTGGCAGAAGTCAATCGGAAAGGAGTACTGGGGCAACGAGAGGCTCAAGGGCTTCGCTTCGATGAAGGATGTCATGGAGTCGATAGTCAATCCGAAGAGTAAGGCGCCTGAGAGGTACGAGGGCATTCAGGAAGGTGTTGAGGAGGCCATGCGCAAGGCTGATCTCTCACAGGACGAGGCAAAGGGCATAGCTGAGGCTTACTCTAAGCTGATTCCGAAGAAGCACACCGAAGAGGAGCTCAAGGACATTTACGGCGCTGACTGGGAACAGGCTGAGAGCGATTTCAGCAAGGCAGTCGGGAGTATCTTCACCGACAAGGTCATGCAGGGTGAGATGAGGAAGCTCATGAACGACCCTGTGGTGTTCGAGTTCGTGAGGATTGTGGGAAAGAATCTAGGTGATTCACCCAATCTCGACATCGGAAGACAGCAGGTGACACCTAAGAATGGGTCAGGAGATCCTTTCCTTGACCTGCTGATGGGAAAATAATAAGGAGTAGCTGAAGGGCACTTTTTGAAAGAATCGTGAGAAGCCCTCTTGAGTTCACCTTCAAGGACGACCAGAACGGAAAGTTCGCACAGCAGGTCGCCAAGGAGCTTGAGGGCAAGTCCAATCTCCTCATGGATGCCACTTATATGCCTACCAATGAGGATACAAGGCATCGTGGCAGACGTGACGAGTCATTCAAGGACGACGCAGTGACTGTCGCATCGGATGAGGGACATCCGTGGACAGAAGGAACACACGAGTCTGAGTACACAGTCGAGCTCGGACTCATCGCAAACGGTTGTAAGTTCGATTCACTTCAGGAAGCCAACGCACCAAACGAGGACGTTGTCAGACTGGAGAGAGAGGACATCACAAAGACAATCGAGACACTCAACCGCAAGGACGCTTATCTGACAGTCTACGGAAATCAGATGACAGATCCGAAGGCTTGGAACGGCTTCACCTACTACACAAGGAAGAAGACAAACCGCTCCAACTTTGAGACAAAGTACTATGCGGGACAGAATCCGTTTGAGGGTGACGACCTTTGTCTGACACTGGACAACCAGGATGGTGCGACATCTGCACTTACAGCCGCCGCAGGAAATGTGTTCGGCTCAATCTATGCAGTTGTATGGGGTCCGAACTATGTCTCCAAGCTCTATCCGAAGGCAAGCGCATCCTACGGAATCGAGACTGAGGTCTCTCCTGAGACAATCGTCTACAACGCCGCCAACAACAGATGGCACAAGCAGAGGTTCATCGCATTCCGAAAGGGCTCTGCAGTCAACGTCGCAGACAGATTCGGTCTCATCCGTATCGCAAACATCAACATGGATGCCACAGTAGGCGGTAGCGCACATGACTGTGTCGAGGAGTACGCAAGACTCTGCAAGAACATGGCATTCGTTGAGGAACTCCTTCAGAAGAAGGGTGTGGCTCAGGGAGTCAAGTTCTATGCACCTGTTCCTCTTATCAGGAAGATGAGAGCCGCACGTGCAATCGGAAGCGGAACTCCGATTCAGAGCAACATCTTCTATTCAATCGGAGGTGTTGAGCAGGCTGGTCAGATTCACGGAATCATGGCCAATGAATTCTATATCAATGACAACTATCTGGTCACACCTGAGTTCCAGATGCTCCAGACAGAGTCATTCGTAAGCTGAGGAGGTGGAACATGAGATCATACTACAAGCAGCAGTACGTTTTCGGTCAGGTTCCTTTCGAGCTTAAAGACCTCGACACAACAACACCGTCAAAGTCTTACTTCGGCTCAGCCGAGGGCGGTGTCGCAAACCTTTCAGCCACCACAGATGATTCAACACATACAATGCCTATCGACCTGAAGGCCGAGAAGCAGGCTCATGTGCAGAAGATCCGTGTTGAGATCCGCATCCTTGAGGCTCTTGCAGGTTCAGGCGCATCCGCAAAGATCCGTCTTGAGCATTGCAAGTCATCAAGCGGAGTCCCTGTAGTGGCAAACGTGAAAGACCTTATTGTCATTCCTATCGCAACAGCAGACGCAATCGTTCCGTCATCACAGCCTTGGATGGAGTTCACCATGCCGAGCAACTGCGCGGAGAACGTGGTAGCCTCAATCGTGCTGGATGACAAGACAAAGCCGTTCACCGGAGGAAAGATCCTCATTCAGATGAATCCGAACATCTGATTTCAGTTTCTTCTCGGTCTGCACCTTAAGAGGTTGCCTCCTTCTCCTCGGTAACTAAGGTGCAGGCCGTCTTTTTAGGAGGGCGATATGATTGACACGACCAATACAAGTTATGACTACCTCTCGGAGCCATTGGTTGACGGAGGTATACTTAATGAGCAGGGCGTTATGAATGTCGCCCTCTCTTTCTTTGACCTCACAAGAGACATTGACGAGGACGCAGGAGAGAAAGAGGTCATACTCTTCAAGCAGGTATTACCTATAGCAAAGCGTTTCTGCGCATCAATGTCAGACTGGTCTTTCCTCGTGGATACAGTGGAATATGATGAGGAGGACGTCTACAATGACGAGCCTGTGCCTTATGACAGTTATACGGATAAAAGAGGCTGCTTCAAGGGAAAGACATTCGATATAGACGGAGTGAAGTACGTCCATGTCTATAAGACATATAAGGACTATATCTTCGGATACAGGCTCCCATCTGACTTCATGAAGGTCAGATACATCAATGACGACATCAGAATCGGATACGCCATAAAGGGGAATGTGCTTTACTGCAACCATCTTGGAGTGTTCATTGACTATATATCAGACAGGATGAATTCAGTTCCTCTGGAGTTCGGATATCTGATCGCATACAGATGTGCGATTGAGATGGCAAACCATCTTGACCCTGAAGGGACTGCATTTCAGAGAGCGACAAGTGCGCTGACACAGGTATACACGATACTGAAGGCAAAGGATGATGAGGCATTGAGGCTTCAGAATCCTCCGCAGAACCAGTACATCGACATCGACTCTGCTTATTGGGGGTACAAGATATGAGAAGGCTGGTAAACAACTGGCTCTACGGAGAGGTATCACCTAAGATAACAGGGAGACTCGATACTGACATTTACACCGCAGGATGCATGAGACTTGAGAACATGTACGTGCATCGTCAGGGCGGCATATCAAGAAGACCGCCTTTGAAGAAGGTGGTTGAGATTCCGCCTATATCAGGGAGGAATTATTTCACTAGACAGATACCGTTTCATATATCCTCAAATGTCGCATATACAATACTGATTGGGCCGAAAAAGGACGAGAACACAAACTCATGCATCGCATATACCGAAGGGACAAATATATATCCGTTCAATTTCACTGATGAGACATTCAGCAACAAGTATCATACAACTTGGGGGGTGCTCACAGAATCACAGTTGCGTGATGTCAGATTCGCAAATTACTACAATGACCTCTATCTAGTCCATAAGAACTGTCCGATGCTTCTTGTCAGATACACTGGCACAGTGCTGATCCTGGCATTCCCGACACTGAAGGTCAATCAGGATGTGAAGCGGTACAACATACAGCTTTCCATATCATCTTTCGCACAGTCTCCTGCCAGACAGTATGACATATACGTGGAAGGGAAGAAATATACTGTCATGAAGACAGAGAACATGACTCTGACTGATTTTCTAGGAGCTATAACCGATGTCTCATATGACGGTTGGACTGCGCAGCTTTCATCATCGAAAATAACATTCATAGCTGAGAATGAGGATGACAAGTACAGGCAATGGAGGCTTGCATCAGGCAATTCATCGCAGTCAACAAATATAAGCGGTTATGACTTTTATATAAACTCGACATCCGGAATGCAGTTCTCATATGAGTTCTCACGTATCGTAGCCCCTGATGAGCAGGGGCTTGTCTTCGCACAGGATGACTTCCTTGACATGAGCCTGAACACTGAAGGGAACTATGCATCAGACATAGACATAATCTCAGAGAGGATGGTGCTTGCAGTGAACGGTAATCCGTGCAGGATATACATGGGCAGACCATATGGCACATCTCAGATAATCTATCCTCCGACATCAAATGACACGATACTTGACTTCGTGCAGTTCGAGATAGTGTCAACAGACACAGAGGTGATGAAGGACAAGGGAGACATGCCAGTGACGGCTTTCCTTGACTCTCATGGCGAGAACACGTATCTGGGCACATCGCATGACCAGCGTCTGTGGAAGTTCATTGATGCCGACATTCAGGCGATATCTACAAAGAATGATTATGACGCCTATCTCAGACAATATGAGTGCGATGTCACTATGGGAGAAGCTCATCTATATCCTGATGACACTGCTATAAGAAGAGTGATACGTGTGTATCTGGCAGGTGATTTCACAATTGTATGGAAAGTAATATTCCGTATAACCGATGACGATGAGGTTGATTACTCAAAGCTCTCAAAGGATGCCAACGGTGATTACTACTCATCAAGATACAGATATCTGAACAGCGGAGTATATACTGACATAACAGTCGATAATGCCGGAACTAACGGACTCAAATACAACTATGTGGCAACTGATGACGTGTACATAAACTCAAAGACAAAGTATTACACGAGATCAGGTGCAGGCACACAGGAAGACCCGTATGTGTACACTTTCGTCTCAGACCCACAGCAGGCATCACTCGGCCTGTATTATGAGAGAACAGTCGTGTTCTCGGATGACTACAAGACAAAGGTGTATGAACAGAAGGGGTGTTATACGCTTGAGAACGACACTGTACCTTTCGATGTTGAGTATGACGATGTCAACGGACGAATAATGTCAATGACAAAGAGCGGTACAATATACTGCAAGGCGATACCGTATTATCAGTATGACCTCACCTCAGACTCAAACATATATGATGAGCGGACTGACGTTAACAGGGTTGCGACAGCTTCAACAGGAATCGAGGTTCAGCTTGCCACAGGAAGAAACGACCACATCTCATGGATTGCATTGGGCGATTACATAATGGCTGGGACTGAATCATCAGAGTGGAGGATGGACACAGCCATAAACGCACTTGAGAGCAAGGCATCAAAATATTCCGCTTTCGGCTCAACGAACGGTCTTGTCGCATATATCGGAACAGACCTTATCTTCCTTCAGAAAGGAAACAAATTAAGACTTCTCTACAAGGATGACTATGGACTTCAGAACATAGAGCTGACACTGACCAACCCCGATATTATGAGCGGAAACATACTGAACATGTATGGTGTCATGGATCCTGAGCCTGCGCTTGTCATACTGAAGAGCGAGACAATAGAGAATGTTGAGAAGAGAAGCATCGTGTTCCTCTCAGTTGACAGGGCTAACGGAGTTCAGGCGTTCTCTAGATGGACTACAGATCTTTGGATACTCGATATCTGCACTGTGGAGAAGAACGGCGAGCAGAAGATATCAGCTCTCTGCAGTGACACATACAACAACACAGTGAAGTATATGATAGCCGAGTTCGACTTCAATGACATCGGATACAGTGACTGCGGATATGACGGTTCGTTCAAGAACCATATTCATGTGTATGACTCATTAATGCGTGCTCTCCCATTTGACACGCAGACACAGGACGGAAGCGTCACATTGGGTGAGGCAAAGAACGTGTCGAAGATTGTGTTCAGATGCTTGGACACAGGGAAAGTCATTACTTGGCACAACGAGAAGGACCGGAATATCTCAAGGACTCCGATTTGCTGTGACAGGAATGGAGATTATATCGGAGGACTGGCAGATTTCTCCATGAACGTGAATGGTGGGACAACGAGGGATCTGATGATAGCGGTTGAGTCATATGAGGACGAGCCTATGACTCTCTTGGCGATGGCATATGAGTTGAGGGTTAACAGAAATGGCGGTTAAGAGCATAAAACAGGTACGCAATGAGATATACGAACAGAGTCTCAATAAGAATAATGTCGTTACTGTAAATAGTGATACGAAAAAGAAGAATGTTCCTCTGTATACGAAAGAGAAGTCGTCAGGTGAGTTCACTATAACAACTTCAGGCGGTGCAAGGATGGCCGAGCCGAATATGGTGATTCCGCAGAATGCCACTCAGCTTAAGACATCAGGTCTTGGTGATGCTGGCACAACACTTGATAAGAGATATGCTCCGAACTCAGGGTATACTACTCTTCATAAGTCTACTGTGACGCTACCATCATCAGGTCAGACTGATACTTACAGCGGTAATATTGAGACTGCTTCTGATCCTGCGGTGGAGAAGGTAAAGACAGATTTATCCACTTTCGCATCATCTCTCAAGAAAAGTTCAAAATATAACCAGTTATCAGAGAACATGAAGACTCTCAGCAATCAGATGAGAGAGAGGTCTGCAGCAAAATCGGCCAGGGTCAAGAGACAGACAGCTTGGGCTAGTGGAATAACATCAGGACTTTCTCTTATAGCAACTGCTATAAACCCTGTGTTCGGTGCAATAGTCGGTGCTACTGGAGGGCTGATAACAACTGGTATCGCATCTGACAACGACACATCTAAACTTGATGAGAAAGCAACAAGATTTGAGCAGACTATGAGTGATTTCCTTGATTACTCAGAGTATCTCTCTCAGGGAGACATAATCGCAAATAATGCACGTGAGTCAATTCTCGGTTCTCTTACTGGCATGAGGCAGACATACGGAGGCGCATTTACCGACCAGTTCTACAATCTGATGCTTGCGAAGAGCGGTATGACTCCTGATGATTACTCTCTGCTGACCGGAAACTTCAGGACATATGAGCGGGACATGTATGGACAGCGCTCAGGAGAGAACGGTCTCTTTGATGAACTGACTCAGGGTGCTGACTTCTTCAATAACATGTATGCCCAACTGACATCCAATGACTTGGAGTCGATAAAGACATCTCTTACTCAGGCATTGTTTGCAGGAGACACAGAGATAGGTGAGCAGTTAAGAGGTTATGAGAACGATTTGAATGTGATGTTCCAGAATTACATAACTGGATCAGAAGCCTCAATGTCACAGTTGGGAGCAAGTCTCGCACAGACTGCATCCAATCGTAGGGCTGATGAGATAAACGCTGTTGAGTCAATCGGAAGTGCAGAGGCGCAGAAAGCCTCGTCAGGACTGCGAGGAGGGACGTCAGGAGCAAATGTCGCATTGGCCAGGTTGTCTGCTGACTTGAACAGAATCTCAAGCCTAGCAAGCGCCTCAAGCGCCCTGACGCAGATGATGGCAAGTATGAGGCAACAGCAGTTAAATGCAAGCTCAACTGCTTATAACTACCGCTCTGCGCAGAAGCAGATGAGGATGAGCGCATTCAACTCTGCGATCAATACGACAAACAGTGTCGGAAGAACAGCACAGGAAGCTGAGAGACAGAGGAATCTCTCAATAGAGAATGCGAGAGTAACTGAGGAAAGGATAAACAAGGTTCTTGAGGGAATGGATGCCGATGAGACAGACATCCTTCTTGAAGGGCTTGGGATGTAAGGAGACATAGATGAACGAGGCACGCAGAAAAGGTCAGCAGTATGACATTCAGGCCAGTAACATAAGAGCGCAGGGAATCGAGCAGAGAGGTGCTAATACAGCCAATATAATCACCTCTGCATTCAATGGAGCTTCTCAGGTGGCTCAGGTAGCCATGAATAATTACGCACAGTCACAGATGCGTAAGGACGCTCCTATGCTTGAGAAGGGGCTTCAGAATCTCGCAGATGAATATAATAACACTGATAACCCGAACGCATATCAGGATTTCCTTGATGCAAGAGAAGCTTATTTCAACGAGTATCTCGGAGATAAGAGTGCGATATATAAGGGGATGTTCAATCAACAGTTCAGATCCAACTATGAGGACTCTTCCTATAAGTACTTTGACGAGAAATTCACGACATCTCTTTATAACAAGAACCTTACAAATGCCACAGAGATTATGAACGGCTCAATCTCCGCTTATGCGTCTGAGGGGATAGACGGACTTGCAAAGTACAACAATACCTCAATATACAAGACTGTAGCAGACGAGAACGGAATCCATGTCGTTGAGGAAGAGGTCAACCTTAATAACCTCTGGGATACTGATACAGATGACGAGAAGACAAACGAGTTCAACACTCTCCTGAATATCCAGTATGCAGCCGCCTCTCTTACTATGGACATGGACAAGGCGAAGGCTTATGTTACTCAGAATATCCCGTCAATTGAGTCAGAGCTTATGAAGAATGAGATGCTTGATTATGCAAGCAAGCTTATTGAAGATCCTGATATGTCTAAGGAACAGGTAAAGAATGCAGTGAAGTCAATGTATGGGCCTGAGTCAGAAGATGAGGCATTCAGATATAAGACACCTTATACCAACAGGACAATGACAGCATCTGAGGTCGTAAGTTACAAGAGCATAGCTGACTCTTCAATTGATACAATGTGGGCTGAGAAGGTGGAACAGGAGAGTGCCAAGTTCTATGCAGATGTACTCCCTAAAGTGATTGAGGCTCAGAATGCTGACATTGAGATGACAGAGGAAGTATTTGATACAATCCTGGAGAACAACGACATAGACCTAAGATTCGTTGATTCAATAAAGAAGACATATTCAGACACATTCAGGAGAAATGAGACAATGCAGGATCTCCGTGAATGGTTTAAAAATGGCACACCTTCTGATGCACTTACGTCTGAGATGAAGAAATATGTTTCGTTTGATTATGAGAAAGGGGAGTGGTCATATAACAGTAATGCAGGATGGGGGCTTATAAGCGGCGGCGTGATAAACATCGACCAGGATATCTTCAATGCCGAATTGGATGCACAGCATACTGTGTATGCCAAGAGTGAGCTCGCTGAGTATGAGAGAATGTCTATTGCTCTTCTCGACGACTTGTTTGATTACAATGATGAGATTGAGGGAAGATATAAGGCACTTCTTACTGGCGATGAGACTGATGATGAGAAGATAGATAAGAGAGAACAGGCAAGATTAGAGTATCAGAAAGAAGCTCGCCAGCATCTTGAGAATGCCACAAATCTTGGCGTGAGCTCGTCGATGGCTGATTACAATATCAGTATTTATAAGGCTTCTCTTACACGCAAGGAATCAGCATTGGAAGAGGCAAGTGTGAATTCACTTCTGTCAGAGGCAGATGAACAGGTAGCACCATATGTTCAGATGTCTAAGGAGTATTATGATTTCATATACGGATATCCGAAAGCTGGCAACAGATATCAGGAACAATATGACATGCGTGTAAATGGCTCAATGACGGAGGAGGAGATAAGCGAGGTAAGACAGGAGATAGAGGCTGAGGCATCTGAGAATATGATTACTCTTCGTGATGGAATCACAGGTGCCGGTAGAAACCTTGACACTGAGAATGACATAATATCCTCTTATGCGAATAGCCTCAAGAAAAGAAAATCATCAGATGATGATTCGCAGGCTCTTGCATCTAAGCTGTCAAAGGAACTCTCAGAAGATGAGAAATCACAGCTTGGCCAGCAGATAATAGCTGATGAACAGGTATATGACTCTATGGAGACGGAATATGTCATGGCGACTACAAGTACATATGAGCGTTATTCAACAGCATCATTAGGAATAAACAAAGCTGCAAACGGTGCTCTTGCTGAGATGAACAGCTTGTACAGACAATATTATGGTGCGGATTTCGACTATAAGACATTTATAAGCGAGGATCCTCTTGCACTTATAGAATATTACATTCAGGGTACAAAGAAGACGTATGATGATGTTGTTGCTGAGATAACATCCAATGCTGAGAAAAACGGCACAACATATTATGAGGAGTATATATCACTGCTTGGTGGAATAGGCGACAAGACACAGAATGAGTATGACATGACTCATCTGATGATGGAGAATGTCGCATCATATCTGTGGCCTGCAGGTACTCCTGATGGTGCTCAGTACAACAGCCCTGATGAGTATATCAATGGGATGGCTCATTATTATATCAATAACGGATATCTCGATGATATGTGCTCGTATAAGCAGGGCATAGAGCAGAAGAAAGCCATATACAATGGAGACATTTTCAAGGATGGACTGCCTAAGGACTTCAGCTCAACAGCATGGAAAAACATCCAATCAGAGAACATCAAGGAATCTGTTGAGAAAGGCATAAAAGACAAGACGCAGAAAATAGCTGAGATGATTCAGAATCGTGCCGATGCTGTCACTCCTCATTATGCAGGTTTTGGAGTTAAAGGTGTCTTGGATCAGATGGGAACACCTAATCCTGATGGAACACCTATTGATTATACTGCAATAAGGAATGCCGTAGTGTCATCAAACCAGTATACGTCGGAGGAGAAGGAACTGATAAAGTGGATGACTGGAAGTGACATAGCGAAAGCAGTATTGGGAGATACTGACAGATATGGAATCGTGTCAGACTGGCTAAAGGATCTTCCTCCAGTTATCCAGAACAGTGCAACTGTTGAGTTATTGAAATTCGTCAAACAGAATGAGAGAAGGTTCGGCAATGACTATGAGACATGGACACGTGAGCTTAGCAATTATGTGTCAACTGCCAGTGAGCTTTCAAGTGACTGGTTCGTTGATATGTGTACTGATGCTTCCGGTCAGGCAATAAGTTTCGCATCATCAAAAGGTGAGCAGTATTCAAATGACTATAAGAATGTCATAAAGACAGCAGGGCGTGACTTCAATTCTCCCGTGAATACTGTGTATGGTCTGTCTGATATGTTCACAAGATGGGTAAATGGTGACATCGCTCTTACAGGCAATCTCAATGAAGTGGACTTGTTCTCAATATCAGAATACACGGATGATGACGAGAGGATAAAGATGTCTCTGAATGTGGCAGCTTCTATTCTCGGACAGTCAGGAAAGATGTATGACGGCAAGACCATAAAGGCAATCACTGACGAGATGATGAAGAGCATGTTCTATTCGTCAGGTGATACCATCGGAGAGTTTAAGGAAGGAAATTCTGTGGCTGAGCAGAATGCAACAGAATATGGCCTTATCACATCTCTCGCATCTCTTATCTATAATGAATCTGTTGCAGTAAGTACTATCCGTTCAAACTGGGGTAATACAGATACAAAGAATTACGAGAGCTTCATCGGAACACCGCAGAGAGTTGAAGGTGATGGAACAATAGTGACCAATAGGGGAGCAAGACTGTCTGTAGGATATGACGAGAATGGCAAGCAGACAATAACATTAGTGCCGAAAGACCTCAAGGGTGGAAGCGGTGGAATGGATATATCTGAACTAAGTATGGACAAGATAATCGTTGGGTTGTCAAATGAGCTTTCAAGCCGTGCATCAAAGGATGAGACATTCAGGACAGCGAAAGGGAATTATTCAAGAAGCAAGGTTAATCCGACATATGATACCATGCAGAATGATGAAAGTTATATGAATTCTCTTGGAGGAAGAACACCTAGCTCAGATACTTATGACAGATTCTATTGGCAAGCGATGATGATTGCAGGTCTTCATGCGGGTGACAACATAAACCTTGACGGACTTCATCTTGTAAAGGATGAGAACGGAAGTATACAACTTGATCCTGAGTATTTCGGACAGTATCTCGATGATATTCCGACACTGTATTCAGGTATATCACTTAACGGCACAGACCTCAGGTATGATTTATCTCTTAACAGCGATGCCACATTCAAAAGCAAATATCCGATGACAACAGGATACGTTGACGTAAACGTAATACTGCCTGTGATTGAATCTGCGGCGAAGTCACTCAGCGGATATGAGTACAAGGAATCTCAGTCAAAGAGCAAGACAGGCCGTGCGGCTGAGCTTATAGATGAGGCATTTCCTGTGATGCCGACATGGAATTATACGATGTAAGGGGCTTATATGGACAACACAAAGCTTTTCAACACATTCACTAGCAATCTTCAGAAGACAATGAGTTCTGATATATTCGGAGCCAAGACACAGTATCAGGAGAAGAACGGTCTTGCTCAGAAAATAGCATATGCGCAGTGGATAAACGATTATGCCAGTGAAATATATTACACTGCTGAAGACCCAAGAGAAAGGGCTAATGCAAAGCTCATCGCTGATTCAATCCATGAGCAGATGCCAGGCGTGTCCGAGAAATACATAATTGACAACTATGAGAACATAATCCATAGGGCCACAGGGAATAAACTCAACGCAACTGGGCTTATGGATGTGTTCGGGCAGAAGATAGCTGAGGGATATAAGAGCTTTTGGGCTGGCGTCAATGCGATAGCATATACAATAGAGGACTCTTTCAAAGAATATTCTGAGAGTGATGAGCAGAAGAGGCTCAGACAGGAAAGACAGAACGCATATCTTTCCTCAATATCAGGAAAAGTAAGGACAGATTATTACAATGAGTATGACAACTTCGTGCAGAAAGCCATACTTGGCTTGGGTGATACTCTTCCATCTCTTCTCAATAGTGCTCCTGCATTCATAGGAGCAGCAGCCACATCTGCGACAGGAGTGCCTCTTTTCTACGCAGTTGGAAAAGGTGTGTCAGATACACTTAACTTCACTATGGAATTCGGCTCGTTGGTACAGACTCTCAGGGAGACAAATGCAACTCCTGAGCAGATCCTGTCAGCATCATTGCTTTACGCTGGAATATCTACTGCAATTGAGCACAACTTCGACAAGATACCTGAGAACTTACTTGCAAGACCAGCAGGAGAGTTCCTACAGTTGTACCATGCTCAGAAAGGATTAGGTGTAAAGGCAGTAACAGATGCCACAAGAAAGGTTTATGGCTCAGTCGGAAAGGCAGTTGCAGGTCAGTTCATAAAGGCTGGTACAGATTGGGTATCTGAGACTGGTGAGGAGGTTCTTCAGCAACTGGCAGAAGACCTGACAGTTAATCTCCTGTCCGATTACAGGGAACAGCATGGTCAGGAGGCTCTTCCTGATTACGTGACTCATACTCCTAAGGAGATAGGAGATGATCTTGTTGAGACATTCAAGCAGATGGGGACTACTCAAACTCTTATCAGCACTCTTTCCGCTTTAGGCGGACTTGGATTTGATGCAAGTTTCGGTAGCATCAGACAACTTGTGAACTCAAACAAATATACATCAAAGACTCAGAATTCATATATGAAGCTCTCAAGTGATGTCATGGGAGTAAAGAGTGACATGAATGCTGATAAGGATAACCCTTTCACTCCAGTAAGAGGCAAACAGACATCAATAGGTTATCTGCCAGCAGACCTGAATAATGCCAGGAAAGCCGGAGCTATAAGACAAGCAGATACCGATAAAAAAGGAAATCTCGGAAGACTGTCAGCAATGCAGGTAGAGGATTCAGATGATTTCGTAGAGAAGGACAAGGCAGATAAGAATAAAGCGGTAGATGCAGTCTCGGACATGCCCGACAAGAATCCTATAAGGATAGCTGTTGCTGATGACGGAACTATCATTGTCCCAAAGAACAAGATAGGAGGGATTGTACGTGATTTCATAGTCAGGAACTATGACAAGTACAATGGAATAAGAGAGACAAGCAATGGAGACATCCAGTCATTTGATGTGACTGTAGGAGATACAACATATTCATTCACATCAGACTCGAATATTGAGGCTGAGTCAGTCACAGATAAGATGACGCTCCAAAGGATGCTATCTCAGAAAGGTGACAAGATATCATATATCAATGATAACTTCAGGAAGAATCTCACAAGCCTGTTCGAGAAGAGAGGGCTTAAAGGAGATGAGCTGAATAAGACAGTTAATGACTTTAACGAGCTCGCACAGAATCTGCATCCTACAGCACAGACTCTTGCACAGGATATATCAAATAAGAAGAATGTTGATCCTGACTTGGCTGAGCAGATTGCATATGGTATCTCAGGGATGGTAGCAGAGTTCAAGACAATCGCAGACATTGACTCTGAGTGGGCAAAGAACCATGTTGTACTCGCAGACAAACTCATCGACAGTGAGAACAAGACAGTAGGTGGTAAGTCTATTTGGACTGTCGGTGATCAGAAATATAAGAACTATCTCGATATCCCTGTTAATCAGAGAAAGGATGTGACATTCAACATCTCAGTATCAGATATGGTAAATCAGACAACAGGAATCCATGAGATAGGGCATATGGCTCTCTCTCTTGGCGAGGAGAAATTCATTGCAGATGACTGGTTCCGCAAGGCATTCAGAAATGAGCTTATGGAAGACAACAAGCTCAAAGACGAGAATGGTAATGTCATAAAAGATGAGAATGGTAATGTCCAGTACAAACCTGAGAATGAGTGGACTATAGGTGATGATACTCATGAGGCATTCGCATCAAAGCTTGAGACATACATTGATACAGGAGTTGCCGACAGTAAGGAACAGGCCAATCTCTTCAGAAGAATCCTGAGAGCTGCCAAGGCTTTCTTCGATAAGATTTACAACTCTCTCACAAAAGATCAACTTGAGTTCTATGACAGGCTCTTTGATGTAACAAGAGATGAAAACGTAGAAATAAGCACTGATTCTGCGGAAAACTCGCAAAATATGGCAGAAAATGCCGAAAATCAGGAGCATATATCTGAATCTGAAGATGACATGGATATCGAGGATTATTACGAAGAGAATCCCAACTATGGCTTTGATGATGCTGATGTTCCTGACTATGATGAGTACGGAGACTATTACAGATATCAGAGATTGAATACGCAGGTAACACCTGAAGCTCAGAAGCAGTATGATGATGTTGTCAATAGATATAAAGATACTGACCAGTGGCTAAAGGCTCCTAATGGCAAAGACTCAAATCTTGATGAGAGAAGTTGGGTGCTTGTCAGGACAGACAACTTCAAGGACTGGTTCGGTGACTGGGAGAATGATCCTGAGAATGCATCAAAGATTGTAGATGAGAATGGCGAGCCTTTGGTTGTATATCATGGAACAGAAAGAACATTTGATTATTTCGATGGAAGTATAAATCTAAATAGTAGTGAGGGTGCAGGAAACTATTATACTCCAGATTTTAAACTTGCAAGTGGTTACGGAAATACTATCGGTGGTTTCCTTAGGCTAAATAATCCAGTCTATGCATTTTCTGTCATAGAGAATAGCAAAACAAAAGTAGAAAATGTATTAGAACTTTTGGAAATACAAGGGTATAGATTCTATCCTCAGGTAGGTGAAGTAATAGAACTTTATTCAAATTCAACAGAAGTATCTGAGATATTGGATGGTCTTGCGTATGTTCTTGATAATTACGTTGATACAGACTTTAATACATTTGATAAATTCAGATTCTATGAAGATGTAAGAAAAGCAGAGATTGCAATTTATGATGTTGATGGATATGTGACAAATAACTATTACTATAATGGCAATGGATATTCACCAACATATGTATCTTTTATAGCTGCTCAATTCAAATCATTAGACAATAATGGTGACTTCTCTATGGAAGATGACAGATTCAGATATCAGAAAATCATTGACAGGAAGGATTTCCAGGAGTTTGAGCTTGAGTCTGTGAATCAGAGACTTGAGCAGGGTAAGATGATACCTTCTCCTCAGCTTACTAGGTATAAGGACAAGTCAGACTGGGCGAGAGCCGAGCAGAGAGCAGAGACCATCTACAATGACGGAGAGCTTGTATGGATGAGCGAGCTTCTCAAATCAATCGTACAGGAAGTTAAAGGCGATTTGGTTCTCTATGATCAGATATCTGACTCGGACTGGGCATTAATAGAGAAAGCCTTTGTAAAGCGTGGTGATGAGAAAGTCGGAAGCATGTATAGGACTCTCAGGGACAAGGCATATTCAGCTTATCGTGAAGACGGAAAGATTGCTGAGAAGACAACAGACTTCTTTAATGGTAATGATGTCGATAAGGTTCTGAAGAGACTCTATGTCAATAACCTGTTCTACTCGCAGGATGATCAGGTAAATGCTTGGTTAAATAAGTTCACTGGTAAAGATGCTGATGCTGGCAAAAGAAATGCGAAGTGGCTTGCGATGAAGCTAAGAGACTTGGGCATATTTGATAGGGATAAAGTCACTATAGACGGACTTAATGTATCACAGAGATTCAGATTCCTAGATACTCTTCTTCAGACAATGTATACCGGCCCTGAGGACAGGCATTATGACTATACAAGAGCCGGAAGAGCAGTTTGGATGGGAGCACAGCAGGAGATTCTCAAGAATGCAGCTTACCTGATGGCGATAGATCAGAACTACACTGAGAGAGCGGAAGGTGGTGTCAGGAAGAGTGGAGTAGAGGATACTGGTGTCGCACTGAAGTATCAGAGCTTTGCTGAGAAAGACATCAGGAAGTCATATGAGGACAAGGTTAATGCAGAGAATGAACTTGCTCAGAAACAAGAGGAACTGGCAAATGCCTTGGCTTATGCTGATGATATTCGGAAAGAGAGAGACGATACTGTAGCAGAACTCAAGAAAGTCGCAGAGAAGTACAATATTGATACTGAAGGCATGTATCGTGTCGAGCAGGTAGCTGATGCAATAAGGAAAGCCGATGAGAAAGTAGCCAAGGAGAATGAGAAGCTCCTGAAGAAGGCAGATGACATAAAGGCAAAGCTTGATGAGTCTCGTGACAATATAAGAGAACTCAGGAGTGATATCCGCATCAAGGACAGAAGTCACCGTGAACTTGAGGTGCAGAACAGGAAACAGGCAAGGGACATTCAGAGGCTTTCCAGTGATGTTAAAGAGCTTCTCAAGACAAAGGACTTCGACAAGGTCTTCTACAATGCAGAGAAGAACAAGGTCAAGCAGCTTGAGAAGGAACTTGATGATACAATCACAAGACTTGATTCACTCAGAAAGGAAGACAATGAGCTTAAGAAGAATTATGACTCTGCCATCGACGATCTTAGAGATGCGAGAAAGAAGCTCCTTGATGCTGAGAAGACAGCCAAGGAGAATACAAAGCTCAAGAAACAGGCAGAACTTGACAATGAGGCCATAAGGATCCGTGACAACAAATTGTCTCTTCTTATGGGTGAGCTCCGTGAGGCAGTCAAGAGGAAAGAGAAATACGCTCGTGCTCTTTGGATAAGGAATGAGCAGATTGAGGACATGAAGGTTAGGAGACTCATTGAGCACTCTAAGAGGAACTGGAAGGAGCTGCTTGAGAGGAAGTCAGGAGATGCTACAACTGACAAGGCACTGAGGATGATCTCTCGTGCATTCTTCCAGCGTCACTCAACTAACATGGTCAATCAGAAGAACGCTCATCCGTTCAAGGTTCTCGATATAAAAGGTAATCCCGACCTCTACAATGCCATCAATAAAGATGGCGTACTATATGACTCAAATAATGTCGGAAGAACAGTAAAGAATCTTTACTCAATCCTTGAGAGAGAAGGGCTGATTGTTGATGGCAAACTGGTGAAGGGATTCTCAGACCTCAACCTCAGCGCATATAAGGAAGTAGCTGATGCAATCCGTGTGGCAAGGAATCAGTCCAACTCTGCATCTAATGAGAGGACAGAGCAGAGGAAGAATCTTGTCCGTAATCTGTCTGCTGAAGTAGCAGGGCAGATTGACCAGTTAGGGCTCTCAAAGGCTGACAGGGATGAGGCTCGTAAGAGATTCCTTAATGGAGAGTTTGAGACTGAGCAGATGGCAATGCTTAAGGTTTGGGAAGAGAAGAAGCCATATCTGCATGAAGGCACTCAGGCTCAGAAGAAGAGGAAGAAGAGCATTAATTATGGTAAGACATTCAATGCTAACAACAACATAGCATTTAACTCATTCACATCAGGATATAACCTTCTCGGAGAGATATCACCTAAGCTTCAGGAGCTGTTCTTCTTCGGATCTGATGACATGGAAGGCATAAATAAAGTCACTGACAACTATCTGAAGAGGGTTGCGGAGAGAAAACAGATTGTCGAGGACGCTGTCACAAAGTTCTATAACGGAGACAAGAAAGCAGTACAGAAGTTCATGAAGGACTCGCAGAAGACATTTGTCACTGAGCAGTATGACGGATCTCCAGCATGGCTTGCGGATTCTCAGACATGGAACAACTTCAGGAACACTCAGGAATACAAAGATGGTTTCTCTGATGACTCGCTGACTCTTGCTGAGATAATCGGCATATACGAGCACTCAAAACAGGAAGAGGACTTGGCTCATATCCTTCAGGAGAGGACAAATATCACAGCAAGACAGATTGCTTATATAGTGAACGAGTTCGAGAAAGATGGCGGCAAGTTCCATCAGTACAAAGAGGTCGCAGATGCATATCAGCACGCATATGAGAAGGCTTGGGACAGATTCCAGAAAGTAGCGAATGATGTCTATGATATGGCTCTCACTCATTATGACTTCTACTCACCTGCAAGGACTTCAGAGAATGAGACTGACATCGGTCTTTACTATGACTTTGATGCTCAAGGGAATCCTAACACCTATGGCAAGAAGATGACTATGGCTGAGAGAGCAGACATGCAGATGAAGACTGGTGGTAATAATCCGATTACTCTTGATTACATAACAGGATTCAACAACATAATCCGAAGTCAGGAATGGTTCATAAATGCGGCTGAGTTCTTCAAGAACTGGAATGACATCATGAAGAATGATGGAGGCGGTGTCAGAAGGATGATTGATGACAGAATCGGAAGCGGTGCGTCTGACACAGTTATGAAGTGGATGCGTTCTGTGGCTAATTCTGAGTTCGATGACATAGCTTCAGGACTTAACAAGTACATGGATGCCATACGTAACCATATGGCTCTTGCAAATCTCGGATTCTCTGTATCAAGCACATTCCAACAGCCGTCCGTAATGTTCCTCGCCGCATCAAAGTACGGATACCGAAAGATGTTCAGCGCACTGAGTAAGATAAAGTCTCAGGGTGGGCTTAAGGCTTTCAGAGAGTACGTGCATGGCAAATCTCTTCAGATCAAGTCATCTGCTGATGCGAATATAGCTTATGCGAAACAGGCTATAAGTGACTCAAAGTTCCTCAAGGCTGTCGGAATCGCACAGGATATAGCAGAGATAGGAATGAGAGGAATCGAGTACACTGACCAGATATGCCGTTGCATAACTTGGGAGATGGGATATGAGTACTATCTTGAGAAAGACTACTCAGAGGATGAGGCAAGCATGAGGGCCACTCAGGACACAATGAACATGAACTCATCAAGACAGGCAAAGGATAACTCACTTGTCTACAACTCAAAGAATCCGCTTTGGAAAGGGCTGTTGATGTTCACCAACCAGTTGAACAAGCAGTGGAACATGCTTATCGGTGAGGACGGAGTAAAAGCATTATTCAACGGAAATGTGAAGCGGTTCGTGTCAACAGTCATGGGATTGGGGTTGGCTACAACTTGGGTTCTTCTTGCTAAAGGAAAACTCTTTAACAGTGACGATGATGAGAAATGGTGGGAAGACCTTTGGGTTGACTATCTCGGTGAGGGAATCTCTGTAGTGCCTGTAATCGGAGACAAAATCTCATCAGTGATCAACGGATACTCATATCTCGATTCTGACTTGGTCACATCAATGTCAAACTTCATCCGCCAGGTTGCTGCTGAGGATAAAGGCAAGAAAGGTCAGAAAGTGACTACTGCGACAAAAAACATGCTCGTCGATTTCACTGAATTAATAGGGGCACCGAAGGTAGTGTTCAAGAACACTTACAATGCATTGTTTGAGAATGGCAAGTGGGTAGGAGATGAGTACTTCACAAGTGGAAGATATCTGAGACAGCTTCTACCATATGAATGGTATCAGTTCGTTACAGGAGACAAGTGATGATTACAAAAGTACGTAACAATCCAGAGGACAGGATAGTAGCAAGTGATTTCATAAAGATAGGAGATTCAATCAGACTCAACAGGGAGAGGAATGAGCTTACTATCATAGGCATGTCAAATACAGATATTGAGCAGACCACTACAAAGTTCAGCCAATACACTGATGATGGAGTGATAACTGATTCAGAGAAAGAATCTCTTGTAAGGGAACTTGATGCGATAACAAGCGATTACGGTATCCTCATGAGGAACGCACAGGAATTTGATTTGGGTGACATAAGACAGGTAACTGATGCTCAGGATGCGTTTTCCGTGTTGTCATCATTCATAATGAAGATTGTCAACACAAGAGGTGTATATGACAACACTGATGTCACATTACTGAACACTTATTATTCTGATTACATTCAGAAGGCATCAGTATTGTCTGACTATATCCTATTGAGGCAGAGTGAGGAGAGCACAATATCTGCATACTACTCACGGACGAAGGTCATAGTGGATATAGTGCCTAATGTGGTTGCCGTAAACACTACTGCTTTCGTGTCATCTTCTGTCCTATATGATGGTGTCGAGAAGATAACTGATATAAATGTCTCTGCACTTACATTCTACGTCACAGGGCTTTCATCAGGTGCCACTACATCAGATTTCACATCTACAGAGGTCGGATTTGATATAGACATTGACTCAGTAAGACATACTGCTGAGATAACAGGATGCAAGACATTCTCAGTATCTTATGATGCCATAAGTGATACAGGAATGACAGTGAATCTAGAACTTACGCTTGACAGCGACTCAATGCCGTTCTGAGGTTTTCTATTATCATCTCAGGAGTACGTGCATCGTAACAAGCCTCCCATTTGGTATGTCCCATAAGCTCCATTATCAGTTCTCTTGGATACCTGTCTATTCTGTTAGTCATGAACGCAGACCTTAGCTGATACTGTGTAACATCATCCCTGCCTGTCATTTCAAGAGCGACAGCCTTGAATTTTCTCCATGCGCTCTTTGTGTTCACTTTCTTTATATCGAATATAAGCCCTTCGCCTTCACCTATGAATCTCAGAGTCATCTCGGATAAAGTACCTACCTTGTACTTCTTGCCTGTCCTTGCAGTCTTTATCCTGTGCTTTATCTCCTTCGTGTAAGTGTCGTACATTCTCTCAGTATAGACACTGTCTCCGTGGATATCCTCATGCCTCAGTGCAGTTATCTCACAAGGACGGAATCCTGTGTCCAAGAAGATAAGGAAGTAGGTAGCGAAACCTTTACCGTATATATTAATAAGCTCATTGTCATCATCAGGGAACATCTTTTTCAGTTCTTCTGATGTCATTGGCTTCCTCTTAACTGGTTCAGAGTTCATGCACTCGACCTTCTTCGCCTCGTTTGTCTGAATAATCCCGTCCATAACAGCATATTGGAGTATCTCCCTCAATACGGACAGTATGACATTGCTTCTGCTGCCTGACAGCCTCTCTCCGAATCTGACACCTTTTACCTTGACGAACCATCTCTCAATCTCACTGGATTTTATAAGGTCAAGTCTTTCCTCCCCGAATTTCGGTATAAGATATCTGTCAAGGATAGTCCTCTTCTGATAAAGAGTATCCTCAACTACTGATTTCTTCCTCACTTTCTTCCTGTAATTGTATGATCCGGTGTCATTGCGTGTGTAGAAGTCCTTGGCGTATTCTTCGAATGTAGGACATATCTCACCTCTAAGTTTCTGTTCAACCTCAGCTTTAGTCTTATATCCAGTGCTCTTCCAATGTGTCCACGCACCGTCTATAAGATAACTTACAGCAACATTTCTTCCTTTCCTTTTTGTAAGTTTGTATTCCATCGAATTATCTCCTTTTTAATTCGCTAAAAACTACTTAAAAAACGTCAAAATGTACGCTATTGTACATTACAGCTTACTTAATGCTTTTTGCATAACTCATTATACCACAAATAGATTTATACTTAAAGTGTTTTTCTATTGACAAACAAACACATTCGGTCTAACCGAATTATAGTGTGATAAGTCGGGCAAAATCAAGAGAAAAATACACTATATGGATGTAAACATGTTTAGTATCGTAATAAGAGTGTACATTTTGTGTACATCTATTTTTTCTTAAGCTCTTCTATTTCTGCGCTGAGTTCCTGAACTGCTTTCATCAGCACGCCGATACAGTTCATTGATATGAACTCGTCATGGTGTATTCCCGACAGTCTTTCATCAGTGTCGTCTGCTATGAAGCCTATGTATCCCTGACGCTCATCCTCAGGCTTATCCATGTCACTCTTAAAGTTGAATGATGATATTTGCACAGAGTTTATGATATCCAATGCATTAGATGTGAAAGGCTCTATGTTTGTCTTTTTCTTTCTTGCTGAAGACTCATGTACTATCTTGCAAAATACGTCACGGAATTTCTGACCGTTCATTCCTAAGTCACGTTCCTCATCTTTGTCAGGGTATATTGCCTTTACCTGAAGACCTTCAGAGCTTGATAGAATCTGAATTGAGCCGGAGATATTATAATAATAACCAGATCCCAAGCCAAAGACATAATGCACATCGTTTACAGCACAATGAAGTTCTCCATAAGATGCGCTCTGTTTGTATATTGAGCCTGCATATATTGTTGTTCCGTTATAGTTTACAGTTCCTGATACAACATAATACCCCGCGTTTAAATCAGACATATAAGATGTCAATACAGGAAGAAGATTCGCATAATAAATATTACTGTTTGAATCCCAGTATGACTGCACATATAAGCGTGTTCCTGATGCAATATATGATGAACCTAGTCTATGCCAGTTATATGAAGTATCCTCCCACCATAATCCAGTACTTGTTATGCCTATTGAATTGAATGATACATTTTCAGAGAACACGTATAATGTGCCATTGTCGTTTGATGACCCACCTGTCGCTATATCAGCATAGAATGTAACTATATCACCTTTGTGTACATCATAATATTCACCTTTTACACCATTATTAGCATTATAGTTTCCTCTAGTCTGAACATGACTGCCATTAATATATATGTATACACTACCATCATCTGAGAACTGAGCCCAGTTAGTACCAAAATGTACAGCGCCTATGAAATATCTACCAGTCTCAGGTATTGTGTATGAACCTGTTATATTTGCATTCTTATTGTCAGAATATAAAGCATAACTAGGATAATGATGCGCAGGAACTGGGTATATCATTGTACTAGAATCTGTACATCTGCAAATCCTATTTATTGTATAGTTCCCATAGAATGAGCTTGAGACAGATGTTAGAGCGTTCGCTGTCAGACCGCTGAAATCTACATCTCCTTCATTCCAGTATGCCTTTGATGGAAGATTATATGCTGATTTTGTTATTGAATGTCCTGGTACTGTAGTGAAGCATGGATGGATTATACTTGCATTAGTGAAGTCCATCTGGTCTAGTATCTTCGCATTCTTTATTACAGCCCGAGATGTCTCGAAGAATCCGTCAGAGTCCTGAATGAATCCTCTGTTACCGACTCTCTCTCCTTGATTTTGTGTGAGATCTACATCTCCTCCGTATATTCTGCCTTTTGTATTATTTGGAAGATCATCTATAAGCTCAATCTCCTTAGAACCTAAGAATCTAGCAGTGACGATGTCTGCTATAACATTGTTGAAGTATCCGTAATCAGTCATCGTCATTGTCCCTGCCTCTACACGGCTGAGCACATCCTTTTGAGCTTTCCCGCATATCTCTGATTTTGAGGATGCGTCTAGATCGTAGTTGTTTATTTGAACCCAGTTAGGGGCTGATACGCTGTAGACAAGAATCTTCATGTAATTTGCATCAGTGTCATCAATGTTAAGGTATGCGTCTCCTGCAAGTATGTATCTGCCTAAAGTCAGTGGAGTAGGAGCAGATTTGAATGCTCCGAGGTAATTCAGTATCTTGGTCTCGTTAGTATACCCAAGTGTCTGAATATATGTTGATGTTCCTAGTACTGATGTAAGTGTTATGCTCTCCACATCGGCGGAGTAATACACACGCAATGAGTATTCTGCATTGAATGTGTCAGCGGTTATGCTCATTGAAATCGAGTCAACAGTGGTTTCTACTCCCGAGACTAGGTGGACGAACTTTATGTCAGTGTTGTTTCCGTCATGTGTTATTGACAGCGTTCCTTTCAGGTTCACAACCTTTATTGTCATAGGTATGTCCTGATAGTCCATCCTGCTCATGTCCTTCACGAATGTCTTCTGAGTTGTCATAACCTCAAGTACTGACGCATGTATCGACTTCTCATATTCGGCCTCAGTGCCTGAGAATCCGTTGTCCACCGCAATGTCATAAGGTGAACGCCTCTTTGTCATCTGACTGTTTCCTGTGAATCTCAGTATGCTCATAATTAGATAATAACGCTAAATCTAGCGTAACTCAAGACTTGAAAAACGCTAGATACAGTGGTAGAGTTTAAATGAGCCATGAGACAGGGCGGATCTCATCGAGCAGAGTCAGAAGCACAGACCTAACAAGCCCGACACACCACAGTTCTGTGCGAAGGAGTTATGATGGCACAGAGCGTCATTGTTAAGAACAAGGAGATAAGGGTTAAGAACCCTCAGATGGTGGTCGAGGACGAGAACCGTGCTGAATTAATCGAGTTCACCATCACCAATGCATACTCGATAGAAGATGTCGAGGGCATGATTTTCTATGTGCAGTACAGGAACAAGCTCGGCGAGGTCGGTATGGACACGCTCGTAAACGCTTATCCTTCAGATATTGTGCATAACGATATGTTGGTTTTGGACTGGCTCCCGTCAGCCTCTTTCACAAAAGAGAGAGGTAAGATTGAGATTCAGATTGTGGGATTCACCGAATCTCTCCAGCCGACATCGGATACAACGTATCAGAGCGGAAAGGTGTACTTCAGTGACAGCAACGGGACCTTCCTGCCAGTTTATCCATCCACATCAGAGCATTCACCGAAGGTAGGAGACACTATCACAGGAACTGTATACGAGAATCAGGTAACTGGAGATGATCACAGATGGTCTACAGAGAAGTGTCAGCTATTGCTTCCTGAGAATATCTACGATAACGGAACTCCTGTTTATACAGAGGCTCAGGTAAAGAACCTCATCACGCAGATGAATGAGCAGGTGCTGATAGCAACCACTAATGCACTCAAGTCCGAGGGTTTCGCAGTAGGTGAGCAGAACGGTACTGAGGTAGGATCAGACTCTCCGTACTACCACGACAATGCAAAGTATTATAAGGAACAGGCCGAGATTTCCAGTGGGTCTGCTTCAACAAGTGCGACAGAGGCTAGCGAATCCAAGACTGACGCCGAGAATGCAAGAGACAAGGCACATGATTGGGCGACAAAGACAAACGGCAAGGTCGATAACATTGACTACTCTGCAAAGCACTACGCAGGTCAGGCAGGAAATTATGCCGAGGATGCTGATAATGCCAGGATAGTCTCTGTAAGCGAGACACAGTCACCTGATGATGGCGGCACAAACGTTGTTGTCATAACCTATAAGGACGGCACTACCTTCACATTCTTTGTGAGGAACGGAAATGCCGGAACTCCATTCACTATCTACAAGACCTATTCCTCAATCGCAGAGATGAACGCTGACTTCGCAAATGTGCCTGAGGGCAGATTCGTCATTATCTCATCCTCTGTATCAGACCCTGACAACTCAAAGATGTTCGTGAGAGGAGCTGAGGCATTCACGTTCGTCACCGACCTAAGCGGAGCACAGGGAATCCAAGGGCCTGCTGGTCAGGCAGCTACGATAACTGTCGGTACTGTCTCGACAGGGGCGGCCGGCTCGTCTGCATCAATCGTCAACTCAGGAACAAGCTCTGCTGCTGTGTTCGACTTCGTCATTCCGAGAGGAGACAAGGGCGAGCAGGGCATTCAGGGAATACAGGGAGAGAAGGGTGATACTGGTAATACCCCGGTACTGTCCATCGGCTCTGTGACTTATGGAGACACACCTACTGTCACGATAGACACAACTGACCCTGACAATCCTGTACTGAATTTTGTACTGAAGACCTCAGAGGTGGGAGTGGTTGATAACCTGAACTCAAGCTCTGCGGTTGATGCATTATCAGCAAGACAGGGTTCTCTTTTAAAGTCCGCAATAGACAACAACTCTCAGAGGATAGAGAACCTTGAGGTAGCAGTAGAAGGGACACTGGTGCAGCCCAACACCGATTCTACAATGGCAAACACAAAGACAATAACCAACGCAAACTCCATTCTCCCTTGGGCTATACTCAAGAGAGTCGGGGCAAGGGCGGTAGCGTGGAATCAATTTGGGAAACTAAGAGAAACCACCTACTATAACTGCTCTGAACCCGATGCGGACGGATATCAGAAAATCTCATTGAAGTATACTGAGACAAGACACGCAAGATGTGGAATCAATGGGAATGATCCGTTGCCTCTAGGTCATAAGGTTTTGGCGGTGATGCAGTCTAAGACTAGCGGAGCATTAACTGGAACAAAGTGGTTCATGCAGAACTCTGATGACACTGAGCAGTACAGTCAGATAACTGCTGACAATAATACAGTTATCACAACAACCACTTATGCGAGAAGTGTAATCACAGTTAACTGGGAACCATACTTTACTTCAAATCCGACTGCCGAGATAGAGGTCAGAGTACAGGTGTTCGACTTAACCGCTAATCGGTTCAATGACTTATATGACACTGATAGCTTGAGAAAAACCAATTTCCTGAGACAATTCCCTTCTTCCGTATATTACCCTGTCAACCTTGGCGAGATTATTCCCCTCAACCCCAGTGCCTTCAAGGTGGTGGGGAAGAATAAGTGGGATGAGGAATGGGAAGTTGGTTCGTTGTCAGCGGAGACAGGCTTGCCTATCAATGACAACAATAAGATAAGGAGCAAGAACTACACTGTTGTCATCCCGAGCACCTCATATTACATTCTAAGCGGATTCGGCATACAGATTTTCGAGTATGACATCAACCACAACTATCTGAACAGGACATTCGTCACGGATTCAAGCATTACAATGCTGGCATCTACCAAGTACATCAAGTTCCGTTCCGCAGATGGTGTGACATCATATTCGGGTGGCATCCTAATCTGCCTCAACTCCGTCACGGACAAGACCTATGAGGAGCACAAGGAGACCACCATCGACACCTCATTCACCTCTGACTACAAGTATGTCAACGAAAACTGTCATGACTACTCTGAAAACATCCTTGTCGATGGAGTGATAAGGAGGAAGGAGCATAAGGGGATTGTGGGAAGCTATAAGTTCACTGGGACAGAGAATCTTGAATACACATCGCAGAGGTGGAGGATTCAGATTAGCGGAATAAAGAGGGCCGCAACTGGTGCTAGCATCGGAAATCTGTCGCTTGCGACCTATCTGGCAACCTCAACCTCCGTCCTATCAAGTGACAAGTCGCAGAGGTATGTCGCAGTTGACAACAGTTCCGATTATGTTTACCTCGTCAATCCAAACGCTCTCAACAGCAGTGATTTGGCAACGATGCAGGCAAACCTTACTGGCAAGACCCTCTACTTTGAGAATGCCAATCCCTCTACTCCCACCCTTCACGATCCGATTCCCAACATCCCCTGTGAGGACGGAACAACAGTACAAGCCGTCACACCGCAGACAGATTTGGTGAATTCCATTGATGTTCCAAGCACGATTGCTTACATGACAAAGATAGGAGGCTGAACATGAAAGATTTAGAAGTGATGCTTGCCAAGGCTAATGCCGTTGAGAATGACCTTTATCCCCCTGCCGTGAACAAAAAGCTGATCGAGAACCATCCTTGCGGTGATGAGGTGGCAATCCTCAGAAAAACGCTATATGCACTTATCCACGGCTTGCCAATTCCAAAAGAATTTGAAGTCTACTACCAAGAGGCTGAATCCGTGAAGGCATCCGTCAAGGCTGAACTTGGAATCTAATCACTGACCCTCAGAGATGAGGGTCTTTTTATGCCATTCTGTTCTTTACTTGTGGGAACAAATATCGTATAATGTGGGCATGAAAGACAAGGAAATAAAAATAAGAGCCGATGAAGGCTTTGTTGAGAAAGTAGACTACCTCAAGCGAATTAACGGCTATCAGAACCGCTCAGAGACAATCCGCAAGACAGTGGAGAAAGATTATTGGAAGGAGCAATTTCCTTGCGGATGTTGTATGTGCTATGAGGACAGGAAGTGCATCATCCTTGAAACCGAAGTTGAATCAAAGACAAGGGATATACGATGCCCATTGGGAAAGGAGAAATAGGATGGCAGATAAAGAACTTGTAATGAAGTTAGAAGAGGACATCTCGTGGCTAGAGCAAGGTTGCACAACAGAAAAAGAAATCTGCGAACATATTAAACAAGCTATAAAAACCATCATACAACATAAAGAGACGGAGAATACTTGGCATACTGGCACTCCGACTGATGAAGGATGGTATGTGATGAAGACGAAGCACGGTTCGCTTTTTCTCGTTCAGAAAAATAGTTACGGATTCTGGATTGAGGATAAGTTCGGTTATGAAGCATTTGTGCCGACAGAAGGATACATTATCGCATGGATGCCAATAGAACCTTACAAGGAGTAAGAAAAGTGAGCAAGTACATCAAGGTCGATGATTTGCAGAGATATTGCGATAATCAGAAAAACCATTCAATCACACCTAATGAGTTCCAGAGAATGAACCATTATGATTTCGGTTTGCACACAGGGACACCGACAGAAGAAGGCTTGTATGCAGTCTATTATTTGGATGACAACAACCCATCTGCGACTCCATACGAAGTTCTATATGACGGCTTTCTTTCTCCTGATGGAGAAGGGAATTGGATAGATAGAGACGGAGAAAGAAGGTTCATTGATGATGATATAGTCCGATGGCAGAAGATAACCCCATTCGAGCCTGATAAGGAGAACTGAGATGGACGTCAAGATTTGTGATTTATGTGGCAAGCCGTTGGACTATAAGAAGTGCAGGTTGTTCAAGGTCAAAGAATTAAAACGAGTAAGAACTGAAGCTGGAGTATTTAGGAAGTGGCAAACTATTGATATTCATGCCGATTGTCTGAAAAAGCTACTGAGTGCCAAGGTTAATCCCCAAGAGGGAGTGGAGAACTGAAATGGACATACTGATTAAGAACATGGAAATGCCGTCATGTTGTGGCAACTGTCAGTTCAACCAGTTCCATGAGGCTAATCCTTGGACAACATGGGAGACTTGCAGGATACTGGATAAGGATACAGATGATATCGGTGAAGGAAGGCTTGCCGACTGTCCTCTAGTCGCACTACCCGAACACGGAGACCTTATAGACAGGAACGAACTCCCAATCATAGGAATAACCGACTACAAACTTGAGAATCATACTGTTGTTGAATTTGAAGATGTTCTGAACGCACCAGTAATCGTGGAGGCTAGCA